CGCCCGGGGCCCCCCCGGGGGCCGGGGGGGGGGCCGCGCGCGCCGGGGCGGGGCGGGGGGGGGGGGGGGGGGGGGGGGGGGGGGGGGGGGGGGGGGGGGGGGGCCCCGGCCGGCGGACCGCCAGCCGGGCGGAGGGTCAGGCGACCCGGGCCGCCTTGATCGAGTCCGCCTTCTGCTTCATCGGCACCTCGTCCTCGCGCGCCTCGTAGTCCGCGCGAACCGCGCCCTGGTCCATCACCAGGCCGCCCGGGATGAACCGCAGCTCGAACCGGCCGTGACGGCCCGGTCCGGCCGCTTCGAGGATCGGCCGGGCCTGCTTCTTCAGGTCCCGGGCGATCGCCTCCAGTCGCGCCGCCTCCGCCCACGCCTCCGCGGCGAGCTCGACGTCGGTCAGCTCGGTGAGGTCGGTGACCGGCCTCGGGGCCTTCTTGAACCGGGTGCGCTCCTGGTTCGCCTTCCGCGCGACCTTGTACGCCTCGACCGAGTCGGCGGAGATCCCGCCGGCCAGGCGGGCAAGCTTCCCGGCCTTCGCGTAGCGGCGGATGGTGGCGACCTTCAGTCCGCCGAGCTCGGCGGCGGCGGTCTCCACGCTGATCGCGTGGTCGCGGGCCGGCGCGGTGGTGGTGATCTCGGCGGTGATGGTCATCGTGGCCCCCGTGGTGTGGCGTACCGTTCGGTGTGGCCCTACTGTACCCACAAAATGGCCACAGTGGCAATGGGGAAACTCGACGGACCTTGTGGCCCGTCCGTGGGTACACTGGGGGGTATGGCAGAGACCGCCCTCAAACGCTTCCGCATCGACAGCGACCAGTGGGACCGCTTCAAAGCGGCCGTCGACAACAGCCCCGACCCCGAGGCCGACATGTCCAAGGTCCTGCGGCAGTTCGTCCGCTGGTACTGCCGAGAGACAGGCGCCAAGCTCCCCGAGCGTCCGGCGGAGAAGGCGTGACCATCGCCCTGGCTGGAACGATCACGACCCTGTACCGCATGTATGACGAGGCTGGCACGCTGCTCTACGTGGGCATCAGTAACCGGCCCCTCGACCGCAAGGGCCAGCACAAGCACGACAAGCCGTGGTGGACCGAAGTAGCGACCATGACCCTGGAGCACTACCCGACGCGCCAGGCAGCAGCGCACGCAGAGGCGATCGCGATAGCAGGCGAAGCTCCCCGGTACAACAAGGCTGGCACGCCCGACTTCGAGCAGGCACGTCACGCGCCCCGCGCGCGGCTGGTCGCAGAGGCGCCTGTCATCGCCCGGCTGTTCTCTCATCCCGAGCCGGACACCCGGCACAGGCCGACGGGCCTACTGATGGGCCTCCAGGAGATCGAAAAGAAGCTAGGCGTCTCTCGCCAACGGGTCCACCAGCTCACAGACCACCCAAACTTTCCGCCCGCCTATGACGTGATCAAGGCAGGCCGAATCTGGCGCACCGAGGACATCGAGGGCAGGATGCGCCGCACCGGGCGGACGCCAGCGAAGGAGGGTTCGCAGTGAGCGCCGTCGACCGGCACTGAACCCGGCAACGCGAACGGCCCCACACCGACGGGGGACGCGGTGTGAGGCCGCACGTGCCCTGGCGCGTCGGGTGCGGCTCACCCATGCCGCTGACTCGCCGGCAGGGCTGCCCAGACCCGGGGGCGGAGCACTGGAACGGACACCAGCCATGTCGGTGCCGTCCCGACGCGCCAGGAACGAGACCATCCTACTAATTCGTTGGTTCGTCGATCGTAGGATGCGGCTGTGCCCCCCACGCAGCTCTCCGCTGAGATCCAGTTGTCTCATCTACTCGGCGAGCTGTACGGCCGGTTCTCTGCCGCCGACGCCCCCGGGAACCTGTCGCTGCTGGATCGGCTGAGCCTCGCCTGGCGGGAGCGCCTCCTCCCGGCCAGCCGCGAGGGCACCTCCGGCCGCCGACCACCGGGATCCCGCCCGCCGAACCCTGACGGGGCGCTTCTCGCCCGAGACGAGATCGAACGTCTCGTCGACGACTGGCTCGACGCGCTGGCCCCAGCCGGGACGACCCGCCGTGGAGATCCACTGCTGCTCCCAATACTCGTCCAGAGCGCCGACGACCAGCAGGCCGGCGAGCTGCTCACCGACGTGCGGGGGATGCACCGCACCGCTCTACTAGTCCTCGGACTGGAGGAGTACCCGCGGAACCTCCGCGGCGAGAGCGCGCCGGTGTGTACCCACTGCGACCAGCAGACGATCATGTTCGATCGGAATGCGAACCGCGGGGACCTGTGGTGCGGTAACGCCGGCTGGGCTGCCAGCGCCTGCCACGACGACGAACACTGGCCGGACTGCCGCGACCCCGAAACGGGGGTCATTCGCTGCCGGCGCTCCGCTCGTTCCGTGCGCCACCACTACTTCTGGGAGCACTGGCGGTGGCACGAGCTGACCCGGGCGAGGCCGGCATGAGCACACCAACCGCTCCCGCCGTCACCTGCTGGGCTCCCGGTGGCCATCTCGAGAACGCCACCGATCCCGGCTGGTGTGTGTCCTGCGGCGCGGCCATCCCACCACCTCCGCCGTGGGAGTGGTGGACGGCTCGACAGGCGCTCATCGTCCAGGCCGCGGAGACCGCCCGCCGCCGACGGCAGACACGGCTGACCGCCGACCGCATCGCCCGGCTGGGCGCGGCCATCGAACGGGCCGCCGACGTGCTAGGCGCGGTGAGCGAGGCCGCGGCGCGCGTCCGCGAGGACCTCCGGTGAGCCCGCGCGGGACGCTCCGTGTCGACGAGCTGATCCTCCCGGTCGTCGACATCAGGCTCCGAGCCGGCGAGCTCCACATCATCGCGGTCCGCGTCGGCGTCGGCCCGGCTGCCTCCGGCTGGCCTGTGGTGCATGGCGTCGACGGCACCCAGATCATCCGCGGCGTCGACCGGATCGACATCCCCGCACGATCCAGCTACGCCCAGACGATCACGGTGGATCTGCCGATCCGCCTCGGTGCCGATCGGACGGCCATCCGCTGATGCCGCCCCTCGCCACGTTCGTGGTCATCATCGTCGAGTGGCTACTCGACCGCCGCCGCGCCGCACGGCTGCCGGTGGAGGTGTTCCGGGACGTCTGCGCGGTCTGCGGCCACGTCGAGGACCATCCGGATGCGGGAGTGGCACTGGCTCGGATGGCCGTGCACCGCGCCGCCGACCACACCACACCCACCCTGGAGTCCCGTTGACCCGCATCCGCGCCCAACGCCCGGCCGCCGACGTCCTCGCCGAGATCGAGGCGACGCTCGACGCGGTGACCACCCCGCCGCCGGACTGGTCCGGATCCGGCGTCCAGGCGCGCCGCGACGACGACCCGATGTGGCAGATGGGCGACACGGCCGCCCGCTGGGATCCCGACGTCGGGTGGAACCCCCGCCTCGGCGAGGTTGCGGCCGAATCGCTCGACGACCTCATGATTGGCGACTTCGATCCCGGCACCATGCGCGTCAGCGTGGCCCGCAGGCTGCAACGCGCAGCCTCGCAGACCGTCCGCTACGAGGCATGCAACCCGTCCGACCCTGCCCGCCGCCACTGGCTCCGAGATGGACAGCGGGACGGCGTCGACATCGGCCGCGTGTGGCTCGACGAGGCCGCCGGATTCCCGGATCACCCGCGGCTGTTCCGGGAGGCCGACACCGTCCGCATGCTCGAAACGCACCAGCTCACCGCACCGATGCCGATCGTCGTCATCGGCCGAGACCGGCGGGACATCGAACGCTGGTGCGACGAGGGCAACATCCCCGACCATCTGCGCCGCCGGCAGATCATCGGCATCACCGGCGTGCCCGACCTCCGCGGGCTGATGGGCTCCATCCCGCAGGCCGCGGTCGTCCTCGACTCCTTCGACGGCCACCCGCACCGCGTGGAGATCCTCGCGGAGGTAGTGACCCGGCTGACGGCGGCCGACCAAGCCGAGGCCGCACACCGCCAGGCCGGCTGGCCGGTGCCGCCCCACCTCGACAACCCGATCACCCGAATCTTCAACGAGCACATCGAGGAGCACCGCCGCAGATGATGAACCCCCTCACTGTCGTCGCGGTCACCGGCGTTCGGGAGCGGCCAGACGACCTCGATGTCAGCTCGCTCGGCGTGCCAGCCAGCATCCCGAACCCCACCGCATCCATCACGATGACGATCACCGCCGCGAAACCGTGGGGGATGGTGACGGTCTCGGCCACCGCCTCAGGCCCGCATGCCGTTGCCCGCGCCGGATGGCAGGCGTTCACACGCCTCGAAGCCGCCCTACCCGGCATGACCCTGGAACACCGCGCACTCGTTGACGGCCGCTGGCAGACCGTCCTCACCGAACCGGAGGAACCATCGATGGCCGATGAGCCGACCCCGCTCCATCCCGCCCAGCGTCTGACCGACGAGCAGGTGGTCGCCGAGCTGGTGCGCCTGGCCGACGCCGACGAGCTCCCCAACCGGCTCGCCGCGCAGTTGAACGGGGCGCTGATCCGCCGCGCCGGCCGACAGTTCAAAGGCGCGATCGACCAGTTCACGTCCGCTCTCGGCGGCGGGAAGCAATGAACCCCGGCACCTTCGAGGCCACGATGCGCGCGGGCGAGTGGTTCCACGACCTGACCGTCCCGGCCGGCATGTGGCCTGTGATCCGGGTCGACGGCCGCGCGTTCACCAAGCTCACCACCGACGCCGGCTACGACAAGCCGTTCGACGCCCAGTTCTCGAGCATCATGGTCGAGGTCGCCCGGGAGCTCCTCCAGCAGCTGGGCGGCCTCTACGCGTTCACCGAGTCCGACGAGGTCAGCGTCGTACTCCCGCCGACCACCGACCTGTTCAGCCGCTCGCTCGAGAAGCTGGTCAGCGTCTCCGCCGGCATCGCCACCGCGGCGTTCACCTCCCGCGCACCCGAGCCGGGGCATTTCGACAGCCGGGTGTGGATCGGCCCCACCCTCGGCGCCGTGGTGGACTACCTGTCGTGGCGGCAGGCGGATGCGATCCGCTGCGGCCTGAACGGCTGGGCCTACTGGACGCTGCGCCATGCCGGCCGGTCGGCGCGTGCGGCCACCTCGGCGCTGAAGGGCCTGCGCGCCGACGCGAAACGCCAGCTGCTCGCCGAGTACGGCGTTGCCTTCGACGAACGCCCGGCGTGGGAGCGTCACGGCATCGCCCTCTGGTGGGACCTCCACATCAAGATCGGCCACGACCCTATCCGCGGCGTCGATGTGGCCACCGACCGCCGTCGGATCCACGTCGCCCGGGAGCTGACGACCGGCGCCGACTACCGGGAGATCGCAGCCCACGTCATCGGCAGCTCGCTGTGACCGGGACCCGCGCCCAAAACGCGCTCCGCGATCTCCTCGACGCGCCCGCCCCGCTGGTCTCCCGGCCGTGACCGACCTCGACGTCCTCGCCGCGTTCGTGCTCGCCCGGATCGCCGAGGAGGAAGCCGACGCGCGGGCGGCCACACCGGCCCCGTGGTGGGTCGAGAACACCACATCCCGTCGCTGGACAGTCATGGCGGCAGCGGACGACGCCCCGGAGCTTGCGCAGATGGTCGGTGGAGGGAACTCGGTTCGGCGGTGCGGTGACGCTGACACCCGGCACATCGCCCGCCAGAACCCTGCCGTCACCCTCGCCCGGGGGCAGGCGCTACGGTCGCTCGTCGAGCTGCACGGGCGCGTCGAGGAGCACGGCGAGGCGATGTGCGGGCACTGCGCGCGCCCCGGGGAGATCTCGGGCGACCTGGAGGGCGACTGGCCCTGTGCGACCCTCCGTCTCGTCGCGTCGATCTACCGTTACCGTCCTGACGGCTCCCAGCATCCCGACTGGCAGGCAGACTGGGCCGTGTGAACTGGTGCGAGCACTGCCGGGAATTCGCTGCCGACCATTACGACGCGGACGGTAAGCATCGCGTCGGTTCGGCCTTCGGTGCGTACGGCCGGCTCCTCGCCGCCGAGCAGCAGCTCCACCGGCTTCTCGCCGCCGCCGGCACGCTCGCCGCCGTCAGGGCAGAGGAGAGCGAAACCCGGTTCGGCGGCTGGCTCCTCTCGCCCCCCATCGAACTGCCCGACGAACTCGAGAAGCTCCGCGCCGCCATCACCGAAGCCCGCGAGACCTTGGGCCTGTGCGGCGCCCGGGCGGTGTTCTGGCCCGACGACGAGGCGTGCGACGCCGAATGCTGCCTCCTCCTCGGCCACCGGCCCGCCGGCGTCCACGAGGATGAGATCCTCGGCGAGTGGGACGAGGACGAGCTGCCCACGACCCCCGGCGTGCCGGACACGGCCTCACATGAGGATCATCATCGGCACATCGTCCGTTCCCGCATCGTCTGCTCGTGCGGCGTACCCCGGGCACTCCTTGTCCCAGCGGCGAAGGCCACCAGCGGGGATGACGTGTGCGTGATCTGCGGCATTCGAGGTGTCCGCGCCGCCGATCCACCTCCATCCGAGGAGTCGACACCATGACGAATCGTTCGGGCCGTTCCGTGAACACCCGGGATCCACGGGGCTGGACGAGCACGGGGAAGCGGTACAAGGCGTCGACGGCGCGCTACCTGCGCCGCGCCGTCCGTCAGGTGCTCACCCGCAAGACCCGCTGACCCCCCGCAATCATCTGTTTCGCATACCGCTATGCTCCCCCTCCGTTAGGTACAACATCGGATACACGGGGGAAACATGGGCAAGAAACTCGCGATCGCTGGCGGCGTCATCATCTTCCTGGCCATCGTCGGCGCGGCGATCGGTGGCAGCGGCGGCGGGAAGTCCAGCACGTCGACGTCGAGCACCACCCCGTCCGCGATCGCCGCAGGCCAGCCGGCGTCCGCCGCCCAGGCCGCGGGCCCGGAGCACTCCGAGGATGTGGCCATCACCGGCTGCGCCCCGGACGCCGCAGGGTTCGCCGCGGCCAACGTCACCGTCACGAACCACAGCTCGAAGGCGTCGAACTACATCGTCAACATCGTCTTCGAGTCCGGTGACGGCACCACCCAGATCGGCACCGGCCTTGTCGCCGTCAACGGGTTGCAGCCTGGCCAGCAGTCCCCGCAGGACACCTCGGCGCTGAAGCCGGCAACCGCCGGCTACCGGTGTCGGATCGGCGACATCACCCGCTACGCCGCGTAGGAGGACGCCACGGGCATGCGGGTGGGACGCCTGCATGCCCCACCCCCACCGTGAGGGGTGGTAAGGTCCCGACAGCGCCAGAGGTGCGCCTACAGCACACCCCGGAGGTCCGATGCGACCCCGGGGGTTTCTTATGCTGCCCGAGATCGCCCACTGGCTCGGCCAGTCCCCCGCCCGCTACTGCGCCGCGACCCGCCGACTCCTCGAACGCCGCGGCATCGCCCCAGCCGCGCAGATGGCCACAGGCCGCCGCGAGCTCCTCTGGCGCTGGGAAGACCTTCAGCCCCTCGCCGCCCGGATCCCCCGCGCCGAGGCGGCGTGACGGGGCCGACCGACCGGGCCGCCGACCTGCGCCACGCCCGCGAGCAGGACGCCCAAAGAGCCGCTCGGGACCGCAAGACAGCCGCAAGGGCCGCACGGCACCGTGCGGCCGGCCGCTCGAGCGCCCACGCGGCCCGGGTGCGTTCCCGAACCCTCGAGCATCTCCTGGCCGCCGAACGCCGCGACCTCGCCGTCGAGGTGGAACGCCGCCGTGCCGAGCTCGCCCGCCTCGCCCGGCTGATGACCGCCCGGCCCACCCGGCACGCCCCCGAATAGCCCCGCAGCGACCCGAGGTGACCCGTGGCCGGTCCCTCGGCCCCGAAGTGCGCCGCGATCACCCTCAAAGGGCTGCCGTGTAAGAACAAGGCGAAGTACGGGCCCTACTGCGGCGTCCACAAGAACTACAGCGGTAAGGCCGCAGCGAAAGCCGCGGCAGCCCCGAAGCTCGCGCACCTCGCGGGGAAAGCGAAGCCGACCGCGACCCACCCGCCCGCGGCCCCGGACGCAGACCCGTTCACCCCCACCGGCCTGTCCGTCCTGGACGCCGCGCCAGACGCTTTCAATCTCCCTGCCACGGTCTCCTCGGCCGACGTGGCCCCCTACCGGCCGTCGGGGGCGAAGAAGACCGTCGGCGCCTACCTCCGCCGGCTCGACGCGGATCCGAATGCCAAGGCGCAGACGAAGACCAAGCTGGCCGCGCACGCCGATGGTCTCGTGCACCTCGACGCGGACGGCAAGGCGACGCTCACCCCGAAGGGGCAGGCGATCGCCGCCGCCCTCGCCCAGCCGAAGAAGAAGCCGACGCTCGCCGCGCTGAGCGGGAAGACGCCCACCCCGGCTCTCCCGCATCACGGCGGGACCGCGCCGCTTCATACCGGCCCGTGGTGGTCGAAGGATGCCGCCAAGCCTAAGAGCCTCGCCGAGTTGCTGGCCAGCAACGCCCCCATCGTGGGATCCGCGAACCTCGCAACCTATTTCGATCATGTGATGTCGCACGGGAAGTACACCGACGCCCACAGGAACGCGACCCGCGCCTACTCGGGTCCCGCATACGGCCACATCAACGCCAACCTCAGGGCGGGCACAGCCGTTCCGGCCAGCAGCCAAGTCACGATGAAAAACCTTGACTCGGCATTCGAGGCCACACCTCCACTCGACCGTCCTGTCCACGTCAGTCGAGGAGTGAAGGGCGTCGCCGGAGTGTTTCCCGACCTTGCCCCGGGGACGATGTACACCGATCCCGGGTTCATGTCGACGAGCCGGGACAGAACAACCGCGGAATCGTTCTCCGGTTACACCGACCCGGGGATCATCACCCTTCGGGTGCCGGCCGGTGCGCGAGCCATCGCGATGACCAGCCCATCACCCCCGAACCTACCCTCGAACCTGCCCGGCGAAGGCGAGATTCTGCTTCCCCGGGATAGCTCGATCAGGATCCGGCATGTTACCATCAAGAATGGTAGGACGTATATCGACGCCGAACTCATCGTCGCGGGGGTTAACGATGGCTAGCACGCACGGCAACGCCACGCAGGAGGACCGTCTCACCTGGAAGCCGGGGGACCTGCGGCCACTCCCGCCCGGCGCTCCGATCCCGACACCGGTGATCGGGCCTCTCGACTGGGAGAACACCCCGGAAGGCCAGGCGCTCCTCGCGCAGGCCGCGGCGGAGGCCGACGGATGAGCCACCCCACCGGCGACGGCCCCACGCAGGCCGAACAGGACGAGTACGACGAGCGGTTCCTGTGGGAGCCAGGCGACGCCACGGTGATCCCCGCCGGCGAGCCGCTCCCCCAGCCCGATCCCGATCCGGCCAGCGAGTAGCACCCGCCCGCGGGCCGCTCGCCCGCATCCCCGTAGTGAGGCGTCATGGCCTCACACGGGCCGAAGTGCGCCGCGATCACCCTCAAAGGGCTGCCGTGTAAGAACCGGGCCCGGCCAGGCTCCCCCTACTGCGGCGTCCACAAGAACTACAAGGGCGGCCAGCACGCCGCCCAGGCGGCCGCCGCCCCGAAGCTCGCGCACCTTGCGGGGAAGGCGAAGCCGACCGCGACCCACCCGCCCGCGGCCCCGCCAACACCAGCAGCGCCCCCACCGGCCGCCCAGGCCATCCCGCACGACCTCGACGCCACCCCCTACCGGTCCAGCGGCCCGAAACGCACCGTCGGCGCCTACATCAGCCGCCTCGCCGCCGACCCGAAGGCCCGCGCGCAGACGAAGACGAAACAGGCCGCCCTCGACGACGGTCTCGTGCACACCGACCCGTCGGGCAGCCTGGTCCTCACCCCGAAGGGCCATCAGCTCGCCGGCGAACTCGCCATGAAACCGAAACCGAAGCTGGCCGCGCTCGCCAAGCCGAAACCGGTCGGCCCGCTACCCGCTGCCGTGGCCGCCGCCCAGAACACCCCGAAGCCGCCACCGAAGGGCGCCCCGCCGCCGCTGCTCGTCCCGGGCGCGGTCCACGGCCAGGACGACGTCATCGCCTACATGACCGGCCACTCGAAGGCGGTCAGTTACACCGCCCAGCATCGAATGGCGACCCGCACCTACACCACCCCCGTCTACCGGGAAATCAACGGCAACCTTCGTCACGGAAGCTGGGCGTCGCCTGCCGCGCAGAAGGCCATCGCCGGCCTCGACTCGGCGCTCCAAGCCACCCCACCACTCGACAAGCCGGTGATCACCCAGCGGGGTATCCGCTTCTACCGCGACGTCCTCGGCGACGTGAAAGTCGGCGACACCATCCACGACAAAGGTTTCATGTCGACGTCGGTGGACCGGAACCACGCCTACTACTACGCGACGAAACGCGGCCACGCCAACCAGGCCGCCCTGATGAACATCACCATCCCGCCAGGAGTGCGCGCGCTCAGCATCCTCCCACCGGCCCCGCCGAACCTCCCCCCGAAATATGGCACCGAACATGAGGTGCTGCTGCCCCGCGGCACGTCCCTGCGGGTCGACCGGATCGTCCGCAACGCGCAGGGCGTCACGTTCATCGACGCGACCGTGGTCCCCGCCTGACCGTCCCCGTTCCACCCCCCGTCCCTCCCGCCGTGGTGCCAGGTGCCTGCGGTGAGCCCCTACACGCCCACGAGCGAGGTCCAGGTGCCCCGCCGTGAACCGTCCAAGGGCCGTCGCCCGCGCGCTGGCGCAACGTTGTCGGACCAAGAACGCGCGCGGATCGCGGAGCTCCACGGCGAGGGGCTCGGCTGCTCCGAGATCGCCCGCCGGATCGGCCGCGACCCGTCGACCGTCTCGCGTGCGGCGAAGAAGCTCGGGCTGTCCTTCGCCCGGGAGGCCACGAAGGCCGCCACCGAGGCCCACCAGGCCGACATAGCCGCGGAGCGGGCCCAGCTCGCCAGGGACCTCCTGGGCGACGCTCAGCGCCTGCGAGAGCGTGCCTGGTCGGAGTACAAGGTCGTCACATCGGGCCCGCAGGGCGCGGAGATCACCGTGCTTGAGCTGCCCCCGCTCGGCGACGTCCGGAACGCCTATGCCTCGCTGGGGATCTGCGTCGACAAGGTCAAGGTCATCACGGACGCGGACCGTGACCCGGTCGGGATGTCGGCGGTTGACGCCTGGTTGCGCGGAATCACCGGCGGATGATCGTTCAATCGCTTGTCGCGAAACAGATCCAGTCGTACCGGCTCGCGGATGCTCGGCTCAACATCTGGGACGGCACGGTCCGATCGTCGAAGACCATCACCAGCCTGTTGCGGTGGATCGAGTTCGTGAAGGACGCCCCCCCGGGCAACCTGCTTATGGTCGGGAAGACCGAGCGGACCCTGCGCAGGAACATCATCGACGTGATGGTCGACATGCTCGGCCGTTCACGCTGCAAGCTCATCGCCGGATCTGGTGAACTCTGGCTCCTCGGCCGTCGGATCTACCTCTGCGGGGCAGCCGACGAGCGGGCGCAGGAGAAAATCAGAGGTCTCAGCCTCCAGGGTGCCTACTGTGACGAGCTGACCACCTACCCCGAGTCGTTCTTCTCGATGCTCCTCACTCGCCTGTCCGGCGACGGCATCCACCCCGCCCGCTGCTACGGCACGACCAACCCTGACGGCCCCCGGCACTGGCTTAAGATCAACTATCTGGACAAGGCGAAGCTCCACCTCACCCTGGACGGCGAGCTACGCCACAGCGACGACCCGGACGCGCTCGACCTCCACCGCTTCTCCTTCCAACTCAAAGACAATCCCGCGCTGTCACCGGACTACGTCAAGGCGCTGGAGAAGGAGTTCGTCGGCCTCTGGCGGAAACGCTTCATCCTCGGGATGTGGGTGCTCGCCGAAGGCAGCGTCTACGACATGTTCGACCCCGAGGTCCACGTCGTCGACGAGATCCCGACGATCACCCGCTACGTGGCCCTCGCCGTCGACTACGGCACCCGGAACCCGTTCCACGCCGGCCTCATCGGCCTGGGCGTCGACCGCAAGCTGTACGTCATGGCCGAGTGGCGCCACGACTCGCTGGCGGCCTTCCGGCAGATGTCCGACACCGAGTACGCCACCGCGATCCAAGACTGGCTCGCCAGCATCCCCATCCCCGGCACGAGCCTGCGAGGCGTCCGGCCCGAGTGGACCTGTGTCGACCCGTCGGCCGCCTCGTTCATCGTCGAGCTCTACAACCGGGGCATCACCGCGGCGAAGGCGAACAATGATGTCCTCGACGGGATCCGGCTCATCTCGTCCCTGTTCACGAACCGGCAGCTCCTCATTCACCGGTCTTGCCGGTGGCTGGTAGATGAGCTGGTCGGATACTGCTGGGACGATAAAGCGGCCATGGTCGGTGAAGACAAACCCATCAAGCAGGCCGACCACGGGCCGGACATGTTGCGTTACGGGCTTCTGACCACTCAGGCGCTTTGGCAAGGCCAGATCGCGGCCTAGGGATTTGACCGGAAGTTGTGCCGGTTGTCGCAGACTTACAGGACCCCGGCAATAGAATCGAACACGTAAGCGAACATGCGCCCCGGGAAGCGGACGGCAATCCGCCCCCGGGACTTCGAGACACCTTCTACGGAGGTGCCCCGCGTGGGCGATCGTACCTGCTCCGTCCCCGGCTGCGCCGGCAAGTACAAGGCCGCCGGGCTGTGCATCATGCACTACGAACGCAAGCGGAAGAACGGCACGACCGATCCGAAGCAACCGCCCGCCCCTCGCCGCATGGTCGAGGGGCGGCGCGTCTGCGCGGTCGAGACCTGTACCCGCAAGTACGGCGCCGCCGGCTACTGCCGCCGTCACCACGAGCTTCTGCGAGACACCGGGTCGCTGACCGATCCGCGAGACGAAGGTCGGCGAGAGCCGCGGATCTTCGACGGCGTGCGTCGCTGCGAGTTCGAGTCCTGCGACGGGAAGTATCTCGCTAAGGGCTACTGCGCGAAGCACTACCAGCGGTCCGTCGATGGCAGACCGATGGAAGACCCCACCCCCCGAACACCCCAGGAGCGCCACGCAGCCCGGTTGGCAGCCGGGCGACGCTACTACGAGCGCAACAGGGAGTCCGAGCTCGCGAAGAACAGGGAATATAGGGCACGTAACCGTGAACGACTGAACGCCGCCTCTCTGGAGTGGCACAAACGCAACCCTGGACGGAACGCCGAGAACACGCGCAGGTGGCGCGAGGCCAATCCGGAGCGAGTCGCGCAACGCAACAGCGAATGGTACGCCCGCAACCCGGACTGGTCGCGCACTAAGTCTGGCCGCCGTCGAGCGATGAAGCTCGCGACACAGGTCGAGCCGGTCGACTACGCGGTCATCCTCGAACGGCACGGAATGCAGTGCCACATCTGTAAGGCCCCGATCGAGTCGAAGGCCGTGCTGCACTTCGATCACGTCGTTCCGCTTGTCCGGGGCGGCACGCACACCTACGACAACATCAAGCCAGCCCACTCTCGGTGCAACCTGAGCAAGCACGCGAAGCTGCTTCCCGCCGAAGCAGGGTGACCGTCCGCCATTCCAACCCGCCGCATAGGAGCCCTCGTGGGATTCCCACCCGCACCCGGTGGCCGGCCGAAGCTCGCCAGCCTCGCGAAGCGCCGCCGTCGTCCCGCCGGCCCGCCGCAGCCCGATGGCGAACCCGACGAGGACGACACCACCCCGCCGGCTGACGGCCAGGCGCCCGTCCCGGATGACGACGAGGACGACCAGCAGCAACCCCCGGGGCGCCCCGGTGCGTCCGCGCCCGCGATGCGGAAGAAGCGCCGGCCGCCGTTCGGCCGCTGACGAAGGAGTCCCCGTGGCCCGCTACCGCTCCAGCCCCGTCGCGGTCGACGCCGTCCACTGGACCGGCACCAACCGCGGCGAAGTCGAGGAGCTCGCGGGCAACGCCGTGCAGGTCCAGCCGGACGGCGCGGCCATGTTCTGGGCGCCGGCAGGGTCGGTGTGGGCGCCGGCAGGGTCGTGGCTGGTCCTGCGCGGCGGCGGGTTCGAGGTGCTCGACGAGGCGGCGTTCGCGGCCCGCTACGAGCCCGCCGAGGACTGACCCGGCCGATTGCTGCTGCTCTCGCGGGCGCTGTAGGTCTCCAACGCCTCCGTGAAATCGTCCGGGTCGTAGTCGCGGGCCTCGACGCCGGCTGCGTTCGCCCACACGTTCTCCAGGCCCTCGCCGAGCGCCAGGGCGTCGAGGATGCGGCGAGTGTCGCGTGCGGCGGCGCCGGCCTTCGGGTGCGCTTCGAGGAGCGCGGCGATCCGCTGGAGTTCCTCGGTGAGGCTGGTGCCTCCGAACGTGAGGTCGTACAGCTCGGGGTAGTTGTCGTGCAGCGCGCTCACTGGTTCGCTTCCGTCGCGGCCCGGTTGACCTGATCTTCGATGGTCCGAATGACGCCTTCGATGTTGTTGCACTGCCAGACGCCCGGCAGGTCGGTGTAGAGCTTGCCCACGGTGTACGAGATCGGGCCGTCTTCGGACCACTGGACGTCATCGATGACCAGCGTGTGGCGGACCTCGGCGACGTCGACGAGTGTCACCCAGCCGTCGTCACCCCGGTGGAGTTTGACGGCGCGCGGCTCCAGCATCGTCGCCAGGGCGGGCAGTCCCCCCCCGATGCTCGTGGCGACCCGCTCGGCCTTCCCCTGGTTCACTTCGCCTCCTGTCCGCAGTGCCCGCAGGCACCGCCCTTGATCGGGCCCTGGTGTCCGCGGGCACAGTCGCGTTCCCAATCGGCCAGCGCCTTGCCAACCGCTCGACGGATCGCCGCCGAGACGGTGAACTCCTCGTCGTCCGCGCTGGACGCTACGGCGATCCGCTTGAGACGCGCGAGGCCGTCGCCGCCCATCCGCAGGCTGATCTGTTCCCGGGCGGGTCGCCGGCTGCTCATTCGGTCGGCTCTTCCCAGTCGTTGATCGGCTCCCAGATCCCGCACTCGATCATCGCGAGCGCGTCGGAGATCGACACGGTGTCGTGCTGCGGCAGGTAGCCCCGCATTTCGGGCTGCCGCTCGATGACGAGCCTCCCGGCCGGGTCGCAGCGTTCCAACGTGATCGTGCAGGCCGGGTCGCTGTCCTCGTAGCTGGCGCCCGGTAGTCCTCCTCGGTAGGTAAACCGAGCCCCGGTGAAAAGAACCGGCTGTCTCGCAAAAGTTTTCACGTCACCCATCGTATCCCACTGTCCGACACTTTCGGGAGGGCCCGCGTGCCTCTCCCCGATGGCAGCATCCCTTGGCCCCCACCCCACCTCGCCCGGCCGTTCGGCGAGATGGACCGGCTCGCCGCCTGGTGGGAAGGCGACCCGGAGAAGCTGTCCGCGGTCTACGGCGGCACCGCCGGCGGCACCACCCAGACCTCCCCGTCCAGCGAACGCTCATTCGAGCGGCCCGCGCAGTACCGCGGCGGTGTCGTCGGCGCCGTCGCCCGCTGGTTCTGGGGCCAGCCGACGAGCCCGCAGCAGCAGCGAACCAAAGTCCACGTCCCCCTCGCCAGCGAGATCGCCAGCGCCTCCGCCGACCTCCTGTTCAGCCGGGCGATCACCGTCACCTGGGGCGACGAGGCCGCCCGCCGCGCAGACCGTGACGCGGCCGTCCAAGACGCCCAGGACCTCGCCGACCAGCAGGCCGCCGACGACCACGCCGCGGCGATGGACGACGCCGGTGTCGACCCGGACGACCCGGCCCTGGCGAACCCGATCACCGGCGAGCCCCCGCAGCCGCCCAAGGCCGACCCCGTCGACGCCCCGGACGTCCCCCCGGACCCGGCGCAGCTCCGCTTCGACCAACTCCGCGAAGCCAGCATGCTCGACGCGACGCTTCTTGAGGCAGCCGAGATCGCCGCCGCCATGTCCGGCGTCTACCTGCGTCTGGTGTGGGACGAGGAACTCCAGGACGGCCCGTGGATCGACATCGTCCACCCCGACAGCGCGGTGCCGGAGTGGCGCTACGGCCGCCTGTGGGCGGTGACGTTCTGGCGTGAGCTGGTGAGCTCGGACGAGTCCCAGAACCGCGGCAAGGTGATCCGCCATCTCGAACGGCACGAGCGCGGGCAGATCCTGCACGGCCTGTACGAGGGCGACCGGGACAACCTCGGACGCGCGATCCCCTTGTCCGAGGCGCCGGACCTTGAGGGGCTGGTCGAGTCCCTCGAAGACGGAAACAAGATCGCCACCGTTGAGGGGCGCCTGACCGCCTGCTACGTGCCGAACATGCGCCCCGCCCCGCAGTGGCGCCGCCTGCCGCAGCTCGCCCCCCTCGGCCGCTCCGACTACACCCCGCCCGTTCTGGCCCTCATGGACCAGTTGGACGAGGTGATGACGAGCTGGATGCGCGACATCCGCCTCGGTAAGGCCCGGATCCAGGTGCCCGAGAGCTACCTGGAAACCCAGGGGCGCGGCAAAGGGGCGCTGTTCGACGAGGACCGTGAGGTCTACACGACGCTGGCGATGCTGCCAACGCCCGCCGGCCCGCCGCAGATCACGGCGACACAGTTCGCGATCCGCGTCGACGAGCACGAGCGGACCGCCCGGGCGTTGATGGACGCGATCGTCCGCGGCGCCGGCTACAGCTCGCAGACGTTCGGCAGCGACGCTGAAGGCGCCGGCGCGACGACCGCGACCGAGATCAACGCCCGCGAAAAGCGCAGCGTCATGACCCGCGAGAAGAAGATCCGCTACTGGGACAACGCCCTGTCGGACCTCTTCTACACGTGGCTCCTCCTCGACGCCGCCCTCGCCGGCGTGAAGGCCGCACCGCCGGCCGCGGACACCGAACCGAAGCCCGGCCAGCCCCAGCCCGGCGATGCCCCGGCCGAGCCTGGGAAGGGCACGGGCACCGACGGGAAGAAGCCCGTCTTCGGGAAACAGGCCGAACCAGCGCCCGGCCCGCCCGGCACGAAGCCGACCCCCGGCGACGCGAAGACCCCGCCTGCGGGCAAGGGCAAGCCGTTCAGCCAGCAGGGCCAAGACGACACCGCCCAGCCCGCGGGGAAGCGCCGTCCGTTCGGCAAGGGCAAGGCGGGCGCTCCGCCGTTCGGGCAGAAGCCGGCCAGCGCCCAGCCCGGCGACGCGCAGGACGGCCAGACCCCAACCGGCGCTCCACCCGCACCAGCCGGCAAGGCCGGTGGCCGGTCGGGTCCGACGCTCGGCGCTCTCGCCCGCACCGCCCAGCAGCCCACCGACCCGAACGCCGATCCGCAGGCGGACGAGCAGGACCCGAACGCCGCCCTCGACCCCAACGCCCCCGCAGCCCCGGTCATCCCCGACGGGCCGCCGGAGCTGTCCTGGCCGGCGCTCGCCGACGCCGACCAGCTGACCCTGGCACAGACCGCGCAGGCGATTTTCGCCGCCTCGGCCGCCAGCAAGTACACCTTGGTCAAACTCCTCCACCCCGACTGGGACGAGGACCAGATCCAGGACGAACTCGCCCGCATGGACGAGGACACCAAGGCCGCGGCGCCGGCGCCCGACCCGATGTCCATGGGCGCCGAACAGCCCCTCGGCGGCGCTCCGTTCGGGCAGGACCCGATGGACGACGGCACGGGCAACCAGGGCGACTTCGGACAGGACGACGGCAGCGGCGACGGCGGGGTGCCCTTCCAGTGAGCACCCCGTCCCGGTCGCTCGGCTGGCACGTCATCAGCGGCGAAGACCTCCTCGCACTGCTCCGCCGGGCCGCTGCCGGTGAGGATCCTGACCTGCTCTACGCCGAGGCGTGGGCGAACGCCGACCACGAGCCGGTTGACGGCGACTGATCTTCTGGAGGCCCGGTGGCCTCCCGCGCCCGTCCGAAGCTCGGCGACCTCGCACGCAAGACCCGCACCTACAAACGCGACGGCCGCGGACGGTTCGCCCACACGGCCAGCTCAGGCCCGGACGCCTCCGCGATCGGCATCGGCCGCCGCCGCGAACCCGGCCGTCACCGCGCCGGACGCCCCCCGGCCGCGCACGAGGAAGCCGAGCGGCGCCTCCGCCAACGCTTCGGTGCGGACCGGATCCACGTCGCTGACCGCGACGATCCCGCCGTCCGCAAAGCCCTGGTCGACCTGGACCGGCTACCTGCCGACCATCAGGAGCGTCTCGCCCGCCACCTCTCCGGTGTCGACGGCGGGGGGATCCTCATCGGCCGGGGCATGGCCATGGACGTCTACCGGGCCCACGGCCGGCAGGACCTGATCGAGCGAGGCTGGGGGCAGCCGACAGCCCGCTCGGCGGTTGGCCTGTACCAGTACGGGCCGCGGGTCATCGCGATCGGCACTGTCGAAACCGGCTCACCATCAACCGCGCAGCACGAAGCCGGCCACGCCCTGGACCATGCGCTCGGGAATCCGTCGCAGAACCGCCGCTTCCCCGTCTGGCATGCCGTGTCCCGGGCGCGCCACTACGACCTGCTGTTCGACTACTTCGCGCAGGCGAACGGCGACGGCCAGCGGGAGACGTTCGCCGAGGGATATGCGCTGTGGAACGCCCACCGGGATGCCCCGGACCGGGCCCGTCGGATCGCTGAGGGGCTCGGCGCACCGGTCGACAACCCGAAGCTCCGCGGCGAGTCCGAGAAGCTGGGCCGTACTCTCGGCGACTTCTTCGACACGCTCGTCTAGGATGCCGGCCATGCTCCCCACGCGACTCCCTGACGGGAAGATCCGCACCATGAAGACCGTCGGCGGCGGCCCGACCAGCGGGCTGATCGGTGACGCGGTCGTCATCCTCAAGCCCGGTGACGACGGTTACGCGAAGGTCGACGCCTGGCTCAAGTCCCGCGGCAAGTAGCACCCTGGGGGTCGTGTGGCCCCCACCCCGGACGACGCCTCCCACCTCGGCGAGCAGATCCGCCGGGCGTATGAGGACCTCGAGCTCGGCCTGGTCGCCCGCATCGCCCGCGCGCTCGGCGTCGGCCGCGGCACGTTGGGCTCGGCGCTCGGTAAACGTGGCGCGCTCCGCAGGGCCGTGCAGCGTCTCCTCGCCCGGCTGGCCGCACGCCTCCGTCGAGAGCTACCCAGGCTCGTCGAGGAGGCGTACCAGATCGGCGCCGACGAAGCGGCGCGCGAGCTCCGTCGCCTCCGCCGCCTCGACGAGGACCAGAGGCCCCGCCGGGAATCCCCGGGAGGCCGTGGCCGCGCGCTCCCGATCCGCCCGCCGCTGCGCTCCCCCCTACCCGGCCCGGCCCGTCGGGACGAGCTCGCCGAGCGGCTGATCCGCGAGTTTCACCCCCAGGTGCTACGCGGCGTCGATGACGCGTTCCGCAGGATCGTCGCCGAGGTGTACGCCCCGGCGCTGGTCGAACCGGCGACGCGGCTGGAGGCGTCGCAGCGGGTCCTCGCCCGGTTCGCCGAGGAGGGCATCGTCGGGTTCACGGACCGTGCTGGCCGCAGATGGAGACCGGAATCCTACGCGGAGATGGCGATGCGGGCCGCGTTCGCGCGCGCCACGATCGCTGGGGCACTCGACCAGTACCGCGCGGACGGCATCGTCTGCGTCGCCGTGCCGAACATTCCGTACGAGTGCGAGAAGTGCCGACCCTTCGAGGGCAAGACGTTGTCGATCACCTCTGGGGCGAAACCGCCGCGCGGCGTGCGGGTGTTCACCTCCCTCGAGAACGCCATGGCGCGCGGCTTCCTCCACCCGAACTGCCGGCATACCCTCCTGCCGGTCTCGTCGGCCGGTGTGGTCGCGGCGATGGAGCCGGCGGAGCCGGATCCCGAGGGCTACAAGGCGACGCAGCAGCAGCGCGCCCACGAACGCCGCATCCGCGCAGCCAAGCGCGCCCTGGTGGCCGCGCAGGAGTCCGGCGCCCCGCCCGCCGACGTCCGACGGGCCCGCGAGCGGGTGAGCCGGCAGCAGGCCGCGCTCCGCACGTTCCTGGCTGCCAACCCGCAGCTGCTGCGGTACAGCTCCCGCGAGCAGGTCCGCCGCGCCGGGGAAACGGTCGAACGCGCCGTCTAACGATCAACGACGAGAGGTAGTCACCATGGCCGACACGGACCTCGACGAGGCGCTCAACCGATTCCGCTTCCACCCGGCGGGGACCGTCGAGCGGCAGCGGGCGCATGAGGACGTGCGGAACGTCTGCGCCGGGGCGCTGCGCGACCTGTGGGTGTTGGTCCCGGCGTCGCCGGAGCGGGATCGGATGGTCGATGCGCTCGACGGCGTGTGCATGCTGGCGAACGCCGCGGTCGCGCGTCACGGGAAGTAGATCATGGCCGGCGGTGGGATGCGGGTTCGGGCGGACTGGCGCGGCAGCCGGATTCTCGCCCGGATCCCGATCGTTCGCCGCCGGGCGTTGCAGCGGGCTGGGCATATGTGGCTGGCCCGGTCGCAGGCGATCGTGCCGCTGCGTGAGGGGCATCTGCTGCGCACCGGCAAGATGACGTTGGCTGATCGCAGTGTGACTGTTGCGTTCGGGACGCCATACGGCGCCCGTCAACACGAAGAGCTATCTTACCGTCACCTTCCGGGGCGGCAGGCGAAGTACATCACGGACGCGGTTCCCCCCGGCGCCCTACAGGCCGCTCTCGCCGAGGCTTTCCGCGAACTCTTCCGCTGACCATCTGGAGGCCATCATGCGCGCCGACGTGAACGCCCTGCTCGCCGCCCTCGCCGCCCTCGTCATCATCATCGTCGGCGTCGTCTGGCTCATCCAGCAGGCCCACTGATGGCCCGCCGCCCCGTCTCCGCCGCTGCCCGCGCGGCGATCGCCGCCGGGTTGCGCCACTACTGGGAGACCCACGGCGGCGGCAACGGCAGATCGGCGCGCAGCGGGAGCGGCCGGGCCCGCTCCGGCTCCGTCCGCCTCGGCCCGCTCCGCGTAGGCGTAGGAGTCCGCGAGCGCGGCGCCGCACCGCAGGGCAGCCTGAACACGGCCGCGCACGCCTACCGGCAGCACCGCGCCGCCCAACGGCAGCGCGCCCTCGGCTCCGGCCTCGGTGACGGCGAGGTCGACCGGGCACGCGCCCAAGCCCGCGCAGGACGTGAGGCAGAGGCGGCCGCGCGGGACGAGCGGATGGCCCAGCGCCACCGCCGGCTCATGTCGCGCGGCCAGCAGTCCTCCCCCGAGCTGCGCGCCGCGCACCAGCGTCACCAGGCCAGGCAGCGTGAGCAGCGTGCGGCTCAGAGGGAGTTCGACCAGTACCGCCGGCCGAACCCAGGTGAGCAGCGCCGTGCCCAGCCCGCCCGGCGCCGCGCACCGTCCGGAGGTCAGCGGCGTACTTCGCAGCCGGGTCAGCGGCGGACATCCCCACGGCCACCACCCGACCAACCCCGACCGCAGCCGCAGCGTCGCCGCCAACCGAACGGCGACCTCCGCGACCGCATGGGCGCCGCCTCACGGGAATTGCATGCAGCCCGCCGAGACGAGCAGATGGCTCAGAGGCACCGCCGGCTCCTCCGGCAGGGCCGGCAGTCGACACCCGAGCTGGAAGCGGCCGCGCGCCGGCACGCGGCCCGGCAGCGCCGTCCACGCTGACGCGCTTCGGCGCCCCGACCGCGAGGGGGTGATGATCACTGTGCCCGATCACGCGCCCCGTCCATTCAAGTCCCGGGCCCAGTGGCGAAGATCGCCTGTTCATGGCGAAGGCCGCGAAGGGCTCCCCGAAGTGGAAGAAGTGGGCGACGGAGAAGGCGCACGCCACCCCAGGCGGCCCCGTCGCCCGCTACCGCCACCTTCCCGAGCGGACGGGCGGCCCGACGGCACGCACAGCCCGGTAGGAGCTCACGGAGGGGGCGTCAGGGGACCGCGAAGCCCCTGCCCTTGCGCGACCTGACGGCCGGTCGGCCTGCACCACCGCTTGTCCCGCGCGCTGCACAGCGTCCTGCGCTCGCCTGCGGGCCCATCTGAGGCGGGGACCGAGCCGGGTGCGCTGCTTCCGGCTCTGAGGGTCCGGATGCGCCGTCCTGCCACTCACCCCGTCCCCGCAGACAGCAGTGTAACCCCGGTCACACCCAATGACCCGGGGGAAATCCCCCTCCCCCTCAAGGCCCGCCCAGGTGGCGGGCCTTCTTCATGCCCGGAGATCCCCTGTGCCCCACGCGCGCCGCCCTCGCACCCTCGACGAGCTGCCCATCCTCGGCCACCGCAAGGACGGCCGGCCGATCCGGCTCATCGCGGGCGGCAACGGCGACGACGGCGGGGACACCCTTGGAGGTCAGGCCCCGGCCGACCCCGGGGGTGCACCGGCCGCCGCCCCCGCCGCTCCCCCCGCACCGGCCCGGACGGCCCCCGCGGTTCCGGCCGCGCCGCCGCAGGCGCCCGCCGTCCCCGCCGCCGGTGGTGGGCTGAGCCTGGCCGACCAAGGCATCACCCCGCAGTCCCTCGCCGCCGCGCTCGCAGCCCAGCAGCCGAGGCACGCCACCGACTCGGATCGGGACATCTCCCGTCTCCCCCAGTGGGCGCAGACCGAGATCCGCAAGGCCCGTGACGGTGAGGCCGGCTACCGGGTCCGGTACCGCGAGGCCGAGCAGGCCGGCACCGAGCTGCGGCAGACCATCGCCGATGCCGCCGGCCTCGAAGTGTCCGAGGTCACCCCCGACACCCTCCAGGACCTTTTCGCGTACGCGGCCGGCGCCGCCCAGCGCGCCGAGGTCACCCAGGCCGCGCTCGTCGCCGCCGTCGAGCACGGCCTCGACCCGGCCGCCCTACTGAAGTGGCAGCCGTTCCTCGACGCCGCGGACGCGTTGGACCCGACCGCCGACGACTTCCGGACGAGCATCGGCAGCCTCGTCCGGGACACCGGCGAGTCCACCCCGATTCTTCGGGCGCTCCAGACCGGCCAGGAGCCGGCACGGGGTGTTCCGTCGCGCTCCGGCGCACCGATTCCCGGCGGGTCCGGGAATCAGCCCCAGCTCACCATGGACGACGTCAATGCGATGGCCGCCGACGGCCAGTTCGAGCGTATCGACCAACTCCGCCGCGAAGGCAAGCTGTCCCACCTCATCTGAGGTCACGCATTCCAGTACGCGCCCGGGTGGTGCGACTGACAGGACTTTCCGCACCGCCTGAAAGAGAATCAGATGGCCATCAATCGGTTTGTGCCGATCATCTGGACGTCCGCGCTGATGTCCTCCCTCAAGAAGAGCCTGGTCTACGCGGACCTGTGTAACACCGACTATGAGGGCGAGATCCAGGCCGCGGGTAACACCGTGAAGATCACGTCGATTTCGCGGCCCACGATCAACAGCTACACCCGCAACAGCAACATCACCTACGAGGAGCTGACCGATGCGCAGCGGTCCCTCGTCGTGGACCAGGAGAAGTACTGGGCCGTCACCGTCGACGACGTCGACAAGGCCCAGGCCAAGGCCGACGTCGTCAGCGAGGCGATGTCCGAGGCGGCGTACGCACTGGCCGACACCATCGACCAGTACATCGCCGCGCTCTACACCCAGGCGCAGACCGCGAACCGCCTCGGCACCGTCTCCGTCACCACCGCCGACCTTGCGTACACGCAGATCCGGCTGATGAAGCTCAAGCTCGACCAGGCGAACGTGCCGCAGGAGGGCCGCTGGTTCACCTGTCCGCCGTGGTACCACTCGCTGCTGCTGGAGAACCAGAAGTTCGTGTCCTACATGAACTCGCAGAGCACCGAGCCGCTGTACAACGGCCGCGTCGGACGCGCCCTCGGATTCGACATCCGCGTGTCGAACAACGCCCCGCTGGTCACCGGCGACGACTATGCCGTCATGGCGGGCACCAATCGTGCGATCACGTTCGCCCGGCAGCTCACCAAGACCGAGGCGGGCCGTTCCGAGCAGCGTATCGGCGACTGGATGCGCGGCATCGCGGTGTACGGCGCTAAGGTGATCCGCCCGGAGGGCATCGCGACCATGGTCGCGTCTATGACCTGATCTTTCCCCGCCATTCTTCATCGCCCCTCACAGGGGCTTTTTTTATGCCCAAAGGAGGGCGATATGGCGCGCACCGCCATTCCCTACACCAACCTGGTCGCCAACGGGAACGTCGCGCAGCCGGCCGGCACGACGATCGACGCGACGAACAGCCACGTCATCAACTCGGCCCGGCCCGAGCAGACGGTCCTGCGGGTCACGAACACCCACAGCTCCGACCACGTGCTCACCATCAAGGCCGGGGACTACCCGCCCGCGTGGGCCGCCGGCCTCGGCGACCTCACCGTCACCGTCACCGCCACCTCGGGGGTGCAGTTCATCGGCCCGTTCGAGTCCGGCCGGTTCCTGAAGAAGAACACCGACGGCACGGCCGCGCTGAACATCGACATCGAGGCCGGGCACACCGGGACCATCGCCGCCCTGCTCGTCCCCCTGGCCGCCTGATGGCCGCCGAGGACGCCGCGCCGCTGACCGTGTTCCTGCGGCACGGCGGGGACCTGAACGAGCACGACTGGCCGCTGCACCCGGACATCGCCGAGCAGCTCGCGAAGGGCATGGTCACCCAGGCGTCGGAGCCCGGGCCGGCGACCTGGTTCAAGCCGCCGGAGACCGTGCCGTCGGAGTCGGAGCAGACCGGCCGGGAGATCTACGCCGACGACAGACCGCTTGTCCCGCACCGCGGCGCGCCCAAGAGCGAGTGGGTGGGCTACGCGGTGAAGGTCCACGGGGTCCGGCCTGACGACGCCGACGCGATGACGAAGCAGGACCTGATCGACCGGTACGGGCAGGGCTGACCATGTCCAACCCGTACCGCGACCGGCTGCTCGGGGTTGGGGTCCTGCGTCACGGCAGGACCCGACCCCGGGTTCGTGAGGGCCGCTCCCACCCGGAGACCGGCGTCCCGTTCAAGGCCGTCACCGACGAGCTCGGATCCATCACGACCGAGCACGCCACCCGAGACGACCGGGTCGACGTCAACATCGCCGCGCCGCTCGTGCGCACACACCTATCCCAGAGCGAGGTCCGCTAATGGACGAGCTGACCGACCTTCTCGGCGAGCTCAACGCCGACCAGCGGGCGGCGCTCCTCGCCCAGGTCCGCGGCCCGATCGTCGAGCGGCGTCTGGCCGCCGAGCTGGACGCGGCCACCGACACACACCGCGCCGAGCAGACCGACGAGTCCCGCGCCGCCTACCGGGCCGCCAACGACGCCCTCGTCTCCCACCGGCGGCAGATGCGCGCCGGACGCACCGGCGTTGGTGTCGGCGGCGACGCGGTCATGACCAGACAGGAGCAGTAGGCCATGGCGATCACCGTTTCCGGGCTGTACGTCGCGAACTGGATCGACATCCTCGACGCGACGCAGCTCGCGATCGACACGAGCCTGACCACGCACAAGCTCGCCCTCTACAACAACACCCTCACTCCGAACTTCTCCAGCGACGTCGGCTACGGCGCCGCGCCGTTCACCTCCAACGAGGTGAGCGGTACCGGCTGGGCGTCGGGCGGTGTCGCGCTCTCGGCCGCCGCGTCCGGCGCGACGAGCACCTCGCCGACCACCACCGAGTCGCCCACCGGCACGCTCATGTACGACATGGGCGACGTCGCCGTGTCGGGCACGACGCTCACCAACGCCCGCGGAGTCGTGCTCTACGCGAACGCGCTCACCAACAAGAACGCCATCGTCCTGATCAACTTCGGGGCCGACTATTCCACGAACAATGGAATCTTCGGGATCACGTGGGCCGCGGGCGGTGTGTTCAACATCGATCTTACCCCGTAGCCGCGCGGCGCCTCACACAAGAACGGACCGATCAATGGCGAAAGCCGGATACAGCATCGTCACAGGCGGAGCCGTTGCTCTTTCCGCAGCCACCGCGAAAACGATCCTCGGTGTGAAGGCAACGTCCGGGTTCGGTATCGACCTTCAGTATGTCGAGGTGGGTTTCGACGGGGTCACTGCCGGCGCGACGCCGGTTCTCGTGGAAATCCAGTATTGCACGTGGGCGTCGAACTCGCCGGGTACGAACTCCACCTCGGTCACGCCCGCGCAGATCTACGGCCGGGCGGTCACGGTCGGAGCTACCGCAGCGAAAACTTGGACCACGGAACCGACGGCCATCACCACCTTCGACGAGGAGCTGCTGACCCCGTACGGCGGTCTCGTGAAATACGACTGGCCGTTGGGGCGCACCCCGGACAGTAACGTGAGCGAGGGGTTCACTATTCGCTGTACGGCTCCGGCCGCGGTGAACGTCCGCGCGACGATGATTTTCGAGAGGATCTGATCCGGGGTGGCGTCAGTCGCCGACTCGTTCACGTCCGGGACCGGGATCACGGCGCTTGTCGGGTCGTTCACGGCGACGGGCGGCCAGATCACCTCAGCGACCACAGGTAGTTTCGTCATCGGCCAGTATCAGGGCACTACTCTCGGCGCCGATCAGTTCGCTGAGATGACAATCGCGACGTTGGATGCGACAACGTCACGACGGTGGGGTGTCGCCACCCGCCTCGGCACCGCAGGGGCTAACTACCAGCTTTATCTGGACGCATCGGCCGGCGGCACATGGGAATTGTCGAAATACACATCGTTTACCTACGCGACGGTTTCCGGTGTGCAGGCAATCACCATTTCTCTACCGATGAGAATCCGCCTGGAATCGATCGGCTCAACTCAGCGGGCGATCATCAATGGGATTCCTGTTGGCGCCTACACGGACACTGGCGTGGCCACAGGAACTTATGTGGGGATCTACGGAAACGAACCAAACTCTGCCGTCGCCGGTGACGATTTTTACGGTGGCGACATGACACCGCCGCCGCCAACGCCGATGTCGCGTGCCGCGCTGGTCCGCGCGTCGTCGATCTGATCCGGAGGTCGGGCCGTGGCGCGTGTGGGACGTGGGATCCCGAACCGGCCGGTCATCGTCAGCCCCGTGCCGGTGGCGTCGTCCAGCGATGCGTCGGTGTCCGCAGCCGCGGTTGCCGGAGTTGCCGCGGTTCCGGCGGCGAGCCTGTCGACCGGGTCCACGCTCACCGCGGCGGCTGTCGCCGCTGTCGCCTCGGTCCCAGGGCCGACGGTCGGTGGTGGTGCGTCGGCCACACCTGCGACGGTGGCGGGCACGGCGAGTATCCCGGGCCCGGCTGTCAGCGCAGGGTGGACGGGGATCGGGGCTGTCGGCTCGGGCGCGGTCTCGCGGGCAACCGCAGGCGGCACGACTCCGACGTTGCCCGCCGGGCTGATCGCCAATGATCTGATGGTCCTGGTCGACGGCGTTGTCTCCTGGGCTGGCACCGGGGGTCCTGCGACTCCGGGGACGCCGTCAGGGTGGACGCAGGTCACTAGCTACCTGAACTCGGGTAGCAGCGGTTTCGCCCGGGTGACGCTCTACTACCGGCTGTACCAGCCGGGCGACACGGCGCCGACGGTCTCGTACACGGCGAACTCGGGCGGCGGCTCGGACAACCACGCATCCCAGATCCACGCCTACCGCGGCAACGCGACCAGCTCGATCCAGGATGCGGTCGGCTCCGGGGCGTCGACCGCGCAGAGCTCCACCGCGGTGGGGACGATCACCGGTCTGACGACGACCGCCGCGGGCAGCATGGTGCTGGTCGCCGCGGTCCGCGATGACCAGCCGACCACCTCCACCGTGCTGACCGGTGACGGGCTGACCTGGGCGAAAGAAGCCGACTACTCCGACGGCACCGCCAACGGGCTGAGCCTGATCACCCAGTATGCGGTCACAACCACGGCCCTGACGGTCACCAGCAAGACCATTGCGCTCACCGGGTCGGCGGACGCCGCCGGCGCGGCGTTGATGTGGGCGTTCAAGGCCCTCGCCGCCGCCGCACCGGCCACCGTTTCCGCCGTGGCCGGCGTCCCCTCGGCCGCAGCGACCGTCAGCGTGAGCGTGACCGCTACCACGGTCGCAGGTGTCGCCTCGATCCCGTCCGTGCAGGCCGCGGGCGGGGCGGGCACAACACCGGCGTCCGTCGCCGCAGTCGCGTCGATCCCTGCTCCGGCGCTGATGACCGGCTCGACGATCGCAGCCACAGCGGTAGCCGGGACCGCGTCCGTCGCTGCCGTGCAGGTGCTGGTCTCCCCGCAGGTCGCCACCGTTGCGGGGGTCGTGGGTGTTCCCGCGGCGACGCTGGCCGCAGGTGCCGGCGCCGCCCCGACCGGCGTCGCCGGTGTTGCGGCCGTACCTGCCGTGACCGTGCAGGCCGGTGTCGGAACAGCTCCTGCCACTGTGGCCGGCGTCGGAGCTGTTCCCGCGCCGGCTCTCGTCGCCGGATCGGTCGCCACACCCGGTGTTGTCGCTGGTGTCGCCGCGGTGCCGCAAGCATCGGTCGGGATCAGCCCGGCCAGCGTCGCCGCGGTCGCCCTGGTCCCCGCGCCGGCTCTCGTCGCCGGATCGACGCTCGACGTCGCCGCGGTCGCCGGGGTCAGCGCCGTTCCCTCGTCCGTGGCTGCGGGGGGCGCCGGGACGAGCCCGGCCGTGGTCACCGCCGTCGCCTCGGTGCCGGCCGTTGTCGCCTCGGCGAACTCGAATGCGACACCCGGTGTTGCGTCGGCCGCTGTGTCGATTCCGGCCGTGCAGGTTGCAGTCAGCCCGCAGGTTGCTGCGGTCGCTGCGGTTGCTGCGGTGCCAGGCCCGACCCCGACCGTCAGCTCCACCGCCGCACCCGCCACGGTCACGGCCGTTGCCGTGGCGCCGGCCGCCTCGGAGCAGGGCGGCGCGGACAGCGTCCCGGCCACGGTCGTCGCCGTCGTCTCGGTCCCATCGGCCGCCGTGACAGCCGGCTCGACGGCCACCCCGGTCGTCGTTGCCGGAGTCGGACAGGTGCCGGCGGCCACGCTGGGCATCGCGCCAAACACGGTCATCGCGATCGGCGCAGTGGCGGCGCCGGTGTTGTCTGCCGGGTCGGCGTCGGCCCCGGCCGTCGTGGCCGGCGTCGGCGATGTTCCCACCGTGCTGGTGCACAGCGGTGCCGGCGCCGCTCCGGTTGCGGTCACCTCCACCGCCTCGATCCCCGCCGCGGCGCTGACGACCGGTGGTACCGCCGCGCCAGGCTCCGTGGCCGGTACAGCGCAGGTACCCGAGGTGGTACTCGCCGGTATCGCCCGGGCAGCGACGGTCACCACGGTCGGTGCGGTCCCGGCCCCGGGCGTCACCGCTGGTTCCACTCTCACGGCCACGACCGTCGCCGGTGTCGCCCTTGTCCCGGCAGTGTCCGCGGCGGGAGGCGCGGGCGCGCAGCCGAACGTCATCACCGCAGCCGCGGACGTTCCCGCCGCGGCCATCACGACCAGCCCGACCATCATCGCCGTGGCAGTCTCGGCCACGGTTACCGTGCCCGCGCCGAGCATCATCACAGAATCGGTCATCGCCGCCACGGCGGTGGTCGGCGTCGCGGACGTTCCGGCCGGCACGGGCGCGGGCGGTGCGGTAGCTGGCCCGGCCACGGTATCCGTGTTCGCGGCGGTCCCGGATCCGGCGGCGGCGGCGGCGGGCACCACGGCCACGGTCGCCGCGGTGGCCGCAGTCGTGTCCGTGTCGACGCCCGCCTTGTCCGTCGACGCTGCCATCACGCCCGCCGCGGCGGGCGGTGCCGCCGAGATCCCGGTGCCCGTCGCGTCGGCCAGTGCCACTGCCGGCCCGGTCGCGGTCGTCGGCATCGTCTCGATCCCAACAGCGTCTGCGGCTGGCGGCGCGGTAGTCACCGCAGTCGCGGTGTCCTGCGGGCCGCCGCAGATCCCCCCGGTGGTGCTCGCGTTCGACAGCACCGCGCCCGCGGGTTCGCTGGCTGGTGCGGCACAGATCCCGGTCGCCGTGGTCGCGGTCGGCTCGACGCTGCTCGTCGCCACGGTCGGCCTCGCCGCGACCGTCCCGGCTGTGGACGTGCACGGCGGCGCCAACGTGGCGCCCGACACTGTGGCCGCCTCGGCGCAGATCCCGGTGATCGCCGTCTATGTGGTGCATCGCAAGGGCCGGCTCACCGGCGGGGCACAGTACCTACCCGGCCTGACCGGCACGGCGCGACCGACTGCCACCCTGACCGGTTCTGCCAGCTGACGAGGAGAGGAGACGACCGTGTCCGGGCTGCCTTACACCGTCGGTGACGCCGTGCGCCTCACCCTCAACGTCGCCGACATCGACGGCGCCGCCGACGACCCGGACACGATCGCGCTCGACGTCGAGCTGCCCGACGGGGCGCACACCGCTATACCGTCGGGCGACCTCGTCCATCAGGCGCTGGGCCTGTACCTGTACGACTACACCGCCACCGTCGCCGGCCGGCACATGGCCCGCTGGACGACCACCCTGCCTGACGGGCTGCTCATCACCGAGTTCGACGTCGCGCCCGCTCTGGATTCGACGACGCCGTACCGGCCGGTGTACGCCACGGCGGCGGACTACCGGCAGGTCACCGGACAGGACCCGCCCCCGGACGCGATCCGCCGCCTGGCCGACGCCAGCGAGTATCTCGATGAGCTACTGATCACGTCGTGGTACGAGACCGACCCGGAAACCGAGCTACCGACCGATCCGCGGATCGCCGCGGCGATGGCCCGCGCGGTCTGCTGGCAGGTCCACTGGGAGGAGACAACCGGGGACCGGGACGGCCTGGGGCTGGTCTACCCGTCGATGAGCATCGGGTCGGTGTCGATCAGCCGCGGGTCGGGCAGTGGGGGGACGACCGGGTCAGCGTGGGACCGAGCCGCACCCCGGCTCGTCACCGCGCTGCGGACCGCTGTGGACTCGCGCGGGTATGCGCTGCTCGGGCACCCGATCGTCCTCGGCTGACAGCACGGTGATCGTCGCGTCCGGGGCGAGCGGCACCCACCGGCCGCCCTGCGAGCCGTAGGCCCGTCGGCAGCCGCAGAACCAGACGTTCCCGGCGGGAAGTTCAGGCGTCCAGCCGCTCGCGGTCACCGCCCGCACCATCGGCGGCCGGCACCGGTGGATCCACCCCGTCGGGGCTGCATGGTCCCAGCGCACCCGACCATCATCCCGGATCGGTGGCGGATGACGGCCGCGCGGGTACGCGGCGCCTTGGGCCGCTAGACGACTAGGAGTACCGATCAACCGCCGGGGTGCCCGCCGGGATTTGAACCCGGGTTCCGCGTCCCCGCGCGGACCGTCACGGCTGATCGTAGCCGGCTCGTTGTAGCGGGCCGGCCGGTCTCACCGGGCTTATATGTGCGGCCCGGCCGCGAACCCCCGCCCGCATCGCGTGATCCGCGCCACACGTCTCTCCCTGGGAGGTCCGGTGGCCGGCATCCCCGCGATGCTCCTCCGCTTCCTCGCCGTCGTCGAGCCCTACCAGGGCGCCGGCGCACACGGCCCGATCCTTGGCCCGCCCGCCCCGGCCATGCCGTGCTTCGCCGAGGTTCGCCGCTCGCTGACCGTCGACCGCGAATCCCGCCGGATCACCTCCACGGCCACCGTCTGGCTGCCCCTCGGCACCGACTGCCCGGCCGAGTCGATGGTCACCGTCCTCCGCCGTGACAGCTCCCTCCTGATCGCCCGCACGCGGGTGCTCGCCGCGACACCGCGGGACGGCGGCGGCCTGCCCGTCCCCGACCACCTCGAACTCCAACTCCAGTAGAGAGGGGGGTCGCGCTGTGGCGCGCACCGCCATCACCCCGACCACCGTCACTCCGGCCGGCGTCGACCCGTTCCCGTCCAGCGGGGACGCGACCAACGGCCACACCTTCCCGTGGGCGGCTACCCGGCTGCTCGCGGTCCGCAACGGTGGCGGCAGCTCCCTGACTGTCACCGTCCGCGCGAACTACACGGTGGACGGTCTCGTCCTGCCGGACAGGACGGTGACCGTCGCCGCCGGCGCCAGCCGGATCATCGACACCCGGGGAGCCGCTTACCAGCAGACCGACGGCGGCGTCTACGTCGACCTGTCCTCGGCGACGTCGGTGGTCCTCGGCGTGCTGGACATAGCCCGCGGATGAGCATCGCCGAGGCCGTCGCCGCTTGGCTCGGTGGCAACGTCCCCGGCCTAGCCTGGCAGCCTGACGGCGCCTACCCGGACGGCACGGTCGGCCTGTACGTCGAGCAGCTCCCCGCCGGGCCGGATATCGCCGTCGCCGTCCTCACCACCGACGGCCAGCCGTCGGACAGCCTCCTCGCCTGGGACATGCCCGCACTCCAAGTCCGGGTCCGCGGCGACCGCTCCCCGTTCGGCGCGCAGCAGATCGCCCAGCAGATCTACAGCGCTCTGCACGGTCTCGCAGACGTCGAGCTGCCCGACGGCACATGGCTCGGCCTCGCGGTGTGCCTCAACTCCGGTCCGACCACGTCGGCGCCGGACGAGCAGGGCCGCTGGCAGTGGGTCGTCGGCGTCGACCTCCAGACCCTCGCGCCGACGGAGCATCGGCCCGCCTGAGCATCACCCATCCACCAAGCCCCATCCGACCTCTCGGGTGGGGCTTTCACGTTTCCAGGAGAGATCCGCATGGTTGCGACGCAGGTCCCCGCGCGGAGCCTGATCGTGCAGGTCCGCGCCGCGGACGGCACCACCTGGCTCCCCATCAAGGGCATCACCCAGTGGACCATGAACCCGGCCGAGGGCGAGGAGGTCACCGACGTCACGACCTACGACTCGCAGGGTGACGCCGAGTCCCGCAAGATGCAGCGCGGCAAGTCCCTGAAGGGTGAGGGGAAGCTCTACAAGGACAGCTTGACCGGCGTCCAGGACGCGGGGCAGGCCCGCTGCGAGGTCATCGCCGACTCGCTGGCTGAGGACTCCGTCGGCCGCGTGCGGTTCCGGCATCCGATGGATGGCCAGTGGCGCGTCTGGGACGCGATCTTCAGCGTGGGTGAACAGGGCGGGGGCAACAACGACATGACCTCATGGAGCGTCACCGCTACCCGCACCGGCTCGTCCATGACGGCGTCCGCGCCGTGACCCGCTCAGAGCACAGTGCCCCCGCCTCGTCGCGGCAGCCGCTCGACGAGTACACGGTCGACCCGTCGGAGATCTACGACCCGGACGACGTCGACCCGGACGACGGCCCGGATGAGTTCGAGGACTTCGACGCCTACTGGGCCGAGCACGGCACGCGGGTGGAGATCCGCCGGGCGCGGATATGCGGCGTCGACGTCGAGGTCCCCACCGACCTGCCGCTCGAGGTCGAGGTCATCCTCCAGCGCCGCGGCGGCGAACTGACCGACCGCGACCTTGAACGGGTCATCGACCTCATGTTCGGTGAGGACGTCCTCTCCCTCTGGATCTCGAACGGGATGACCAGGTCGCAGTTCCCCGTCGTCTGCGCCTGGGCGCTCGCGAACGCGGAGGGCCGGCGGATCAGCTTCGCGGAGGCTGCGGAGAAGGTCGCCGAGTCCCAGGCGCGCCCTACGAACCGGGCGGAGCGCCGCGCCGCGAGCCGCCCCCATGGGTCCGCTTCTGGCCGTTCGTCGTCGCGGACTTCGCGCGGGAGTACGGCCTCGCGCAGGAGGCGGTAGCCCGCCTGTCCTGGCGGGAGTTCTGCCGCTACCTCGGCGGCTTGTCCGCCGAGGCGGTGTACCGGCAGGTCGTCCGCCACGCCCCTGCTCTCGTCACGGACGAGACGCAGATCCGCAGCGTCATCAACCGCATGTGAGCAGCCTCGGGAGGCCCTATGGCCTCCGTCGGCGGCGGTCTCAATGTCGGCCGGTTGTATGCCACATTGGATCTGGATACAGCCCAGTTCACCCGCGGTCTCGCGGGCGCGGGCGCCCTGTTCGCCGGGTTCACGGCCGGGTTCGGCAACGCGATCTCCTACCTCGGCGTAGCCGCGGCCGGCATCCAGGCCATCGCCGGGGTCGGCGCGGTCCTCGGCGCGATCGCTCCCGCAGCCGCCGTCGCGATTCCCGCGGTCCTCGGCCTCGCGCAGGCATTCGGCACACTGAAGCTCGCCTTTTCCGGGGTCGGAGCGGCTATCTCAGCCGGATTCAAGGCCCGCAGCCCAGGCGGGGGTGGCGGAGGCGGAGGCGGGGGTTCCGCCGCAGCGGCGAAAGCCCGGGCGAACGCCATCAAGAACGCCGAGCAGAGCCTCGGGGATGCGCGGGAAAGGCTCGCCGACGCCTACCAGTCCGCAGAGAAGCGCAACATCGCCGCGCAGCGCGAAGCTATGCAGGCGCAGAAAGACCTGACCAAGGCCCGCCAGGATGCGTTGCAGCGCCTCCAGGACCTCCGCCGCGAGGTCGAACGCGGCTCCCTCGACGAGCGCGAAGCCGCGCTCGCCGTACGGGACGCCGAACGGGAGTTGCAGCGGGTCCAAGGCGATTCGACGTCCACGGCGGACGACCAAGAACGGGCCGTCCTCGCCTACGAACGCGCCAAAAACGCGTTGAGTGACACCCGCGAGGAAATCACCAACAACAAGACCCAGCTCGCGGAGATGACCGCGAAAGGCGTTGACGGCTCCGACGAGGTTGTTGCCGCCCAGGAGCGGGTCCAAGAGGCCAACCAGAACATCATCGACACGCAGATCGAGGGCCAGCGGTCCATCCGGGATGCGCTCCGCGGTGTCGAGCGGGCCGAGGACGCGCTCGCGCAGGCCCGCGAGACGTCCACCGCTGCGGCGGCGGGCGGCACGAACGCCTACGCCGATGCACTGGCGAAGCTGCCGCCACTCGCACGGGAGTTCGTGCAGACCCTGATGGGGTTCGCGCCGCAGTTCGACCAGCTCAAAGAAGCCGCGAGCCACGTTTTCCCCGGAATGACATCCGCCCTGAAAGACGTCATGACCAACTTTGACGTTTTCAAGGCGGGCATCCGCTCGACAGCCGACAGCATATCCAGCGTTGCCGAGCGCGCCGGGAAAATGTTCTCAGGCCCAGGGTTCCGTGGAGAACTCCAGACGATGATGGCAAACAACGCCATCGCGACGAAGAACTTCGGCGATTCGCTCGTCAACGTGCTCCGAGGTTTCTTCTCGATCGGGGCCGCAGCGTCCCCGATCCTCGCAGCGATCTCTGGTGGCGTCGGGGGGATCACGGAGAAGTTCCGTCTGTGGGCGGAGCAGGCGAACGCGTCCGGCCGGCTCACACAGATCATCGGTCAGGCCGTGGGCTACCTGGTGCAGCTCGGCCAGATCGTCGGCACCGTCGCAAAGGGCCTCGGGAACCTGTTCGGCGCGTTCAACGTGTCCGGCGGCGGCGCCCTGAACACGTTGCAGCAGCTCGCGGCAGCATTCCTTAAGTTCACCGAGAACAAGGCTGTCATATCGATCGTTCAGGCGTTGGCGAGTGCCTTCCAGGGGGCACTCGGGCAGGCTCTCACCACCGTCTTTCAGGTGCTCGAGGATCTCCTTCCGTCGATTCAGGAAATGGCTCCGCTGTTCTCGCAGCTGATGCCGCTTCTGATGCTGTTCGCGACCGGACCTCTCGGACCGGTGTTGAAGCTGCTGGGAGCGTTCGGGCTGTTCGGGCCGGCGTTGAAGGAGATCGCGAAGCCGCTCGGCGAGTTCGCGAAGGCGGCGGGCGGGCTGCTGTCGCAGGTCATGACCGCGCTCGGACCGGTGCTCGTCGCGGTCGGCCGGGCCTTCGGGCAGATCCTGACTGCGCTGGCGCCGCTCCTTCCCCCGATCGGCCAGTTCCTAGCAGCGGTCCTGTCGATCGTCCCGCCTCTGGCGCAGATCGCCGGCCAGTTGATCGCCCAGCTCCTCGCCGGGCTCCAGCCGCTCCTGCCGGTGCTCGTTCAGGCCGGTCAGCAGCTGGCTGCCGGGCTGGTCACAGCCCTTCAGCAGACCCAGCCGGCGCTGACGGCGGTGATCGGCGCGGTGGTGCAGCTCCTCCCGGCGCTGCTGCCGCTGGTCCCGGCGATCATGCAGATCACGCTGGCAGTGCTGCCCCTTTTGCCAGTTTTGGCACAGTTGGTGGCGCAGCTGCTAAGCGCCCTGATGCCGATCATCATGCCGCTGGTGCAGCTACTGGTGAACCTCGCGGTGACGCTGACCAACATCGTCACGGTCGCCCTGACGATCGTCGTTGGGGCGATCCGCATCTTGGTCGGCGCGGTGTCCGCCATGCTCGGCACCGTCGGCGTGGCAGCCGGCCAGCTCGTCGGCTGGTTCGTCGGCCTGGGAGCCAAGATCACCGGCGCCTTCGCCGACGCCTCGCGCTGGCTGGTCGAGGCCGGCAAGAAGATCATGGAGGGCCTGCTCAAGGGCCTGACCGCCGGCTGGGACAGCGTGAAGGGGTTCGTCGGCGGCATCGCCGGCAAGATCACCAAGCTCAAGGGGCCCCTGCCCTACGACGCCCGACTCCTGATCCCCGCCGGCTCCGCGATCATGGGCAGCCTCCTCGACGGCCTCCAGAAAACCTGGCCGCAGGTCGCTTCCTACCTGTCCGGGGTCGCCCCGGCCATCGCCGGCATCGCCGGCGCCGTCGCGAACCCAACCCCGACCACCGCGGCAGCGGCGGCGCAGGCAGTGGGCCAGGCGGTGCAGGTGATGTTCAGCGGGCCCGTCTACGCGGACAGCGCGGGCATCGCACGGCTGGCCGCGCAGATCGCCGTCCCGGTCCGCAACGAGATCAACCGCTTCGCCGGGCGGAACGGCGGCACAACCGGCCTCGTGGCCTGACCCAGGAGACCCCCTGTGAGCTGGACGTACACCCCCATCGGCACCTCGGCCGGGGACGTGTGGGGCGCGGCGAACAACAGCCAGCTCTCCACCCTGTTCGGCGCCGTGAACGAACTTGACGCGGGCGCCGGCATGGTGCGGGTGCCGTGGGCGTCCGGGGACCGCACTTCGGCGATCCAGACCGCCCTGAACGCCGCGCAGACCGCGGGCGGGGGGCTGGTCCGCCTCGGCCCCGGCAACCACAGCATCAGCGCCTACCTCGACGTCCCGCCGAACGTGAAGCTCGCCGGGGACAGCGACCGGTCGACGACGATCACGCAGACGGCCAGCAACACCCCCGTCGTCCGGTTGGCCACCGGCGGGAACGCCCTGTCGGACCTGCGGATCACCTACTCGGCGGCGCAGAGCGGCACGAGCGCGGTCGCCGTCGAGCTGCACAACGCGTTCATCTGCCGCCTGGAGCGGCTGCACATCAGCAACTGCTACACCGGCATAGGCCTCGCGAAAGGCCGCGGCGACACCTACCTCGCCAGCTGCACCGTGCAGGACATCGAGATCTACGCCTACTCGGGGTACGCCCTCGACCTGGCAGCGATCAACAACACGTCGACCGGCAGCTACTTCGCGAACGTGTACAGCCACAACAACCCGTCCGCGGGCGTCCGGAACCTCGCAGTTGCTGGGGTCCGCCTCGCGAACATGTCCGACTCGGTGGTCGCGGTGCTCAACATCGAGCACAGCCGACACCAGGACTCCAGCCTGATCATGTCCTCCTGCGAGGGCGTGAACATCATCGGGCTGCACCTGGAGGGCCTGGAGCCGATCACCAACTTCAACGCCCTCGTCGGCCTCTACGGCTCGAACACGTCGGTCTTCCTGGCGAACACGACCGTGGTCGGCTGCTTCCTGACCAGCACGAACATCCCGAACAGTATCGGGATCTTCAAGATGGACAACGGCGTGCGCTTGGCCGCGCACGGCGTCAAGCAGCGGTCGTGCACCGTCAGCACCCCGGCGTTCCCGATCCTCTACGGCGGCGCCGACCTGACGACCGCGCTGGTGTGGATGTGGGACGTCTCGACGACTCAGACGACCGCCACGCTGGCAGGGAGCACGACGAACCCCTACAAGTGGTGGAACGACCGCGCGCCCACGCTCAAGATCGGCACGGGTAGCGGAACTCCGGGCACGCTGACGAACAACGCCGGCGCCCTCGTGTGGACTAGCCCGGCCGGGACCGTCACGACGATCGCGCCCGCCTGATGGGCGCCTACGGCCAAGGCGTCTACGGGCTCGGCACCTACGGCATCGGCGCAGGCGCCCCGGTGTTCACGGGCGACGTCCGCGACGACTTCGACAACGGGAACGTCGACAACCCTCCCTGGGTGGACGTCGCAGGCGCGTCCGAGGCGGGGAGCACCCTCACGATCCCCTGCACCGGGTCGTATGGCCACGTCACCAGCGCGGCCGGGCTGGACATGCGGGGCAGCCAGGTCGCCGTCTCCGTGCTCGAGACCCCGACGGCGGGCCTGGTGGGGATCGCCCCGGTCGCGGACATCACCTCGACGGTCAGCCAGCTGCGCCAGGGCTCGCTCACGGGTCCGCGGATGGTCCTCGCCGGCATAGCTCTCTGGGGCATTCAGGACACGATCGTCGGGCCGTCCCCGCTCGGGGATCAGTGGCTCGCCGCGCGGGACCAGATCGCCGCGACGCTACGCAGCTGGGGCGTGAACTACGTCCGTATCCGCGTCTGGGCCGACTACTGGAACGGACTCGGCGCTACCGATCAGGCCGCCTATGTGGCGAAGGCGGTCGCATGGCGCGACGCCATGAAAGCCCAGGGGATCCTCACCTGTTTCTGCTGGTGGGACCCTCTGGACGGCGCTTTCAGCGGCGCACTGTGGGCGACGAACTATAACCGGTCGTTCGCCCTCATGGCGGCGATCATCAACGCAATCGGTGTCAACGATCCGTGGACGTTCGTCGAACCGGGCAACGAACCGAACAACATGACGGCCGACGCCTGGTATGCGGCGATGGCGGCGACGATCACCTACCTGCGGTCGACGCTCGGCTATCAGAACCTGCTGGTCATCGACCCGAATGCGTGGGCGCACACCTGGGACGACACCAGGTTCACGAACCTTGAGAACCTCGATGCGACACTGACAGCATCCGGCCGGGCAAATCTCATCTTCGCCTGGCATGAATATGCAAACAACTATTCGGGGCAGACCTGGAACACGTCCACGTTCACGGCTAACACCGGCGGCTCCTCTCAGAAGCACCCGTACTTTATGGGAGAGTGGGGGCCAAAAAACGGCAGCCTCGCGGACAACGTCCCCTGGGCGTCGGACGCGGCTACCGCCATTGCCGCGCTACCCGCGACGCGAACAAACTTCTGCGGTGGTTCAGCGTTCATTTTCGGCAACTGGTATGACAACAATGCCACCACGACCGCTGATTTCACGACCACCACCACGTGGGGCACCGCGGCGAAGACCAACTTCTACGCGAACGTCGGTGGCACCCGGCCGCAGCAGAGCACCACCCAAGCCGTCGTCCAGATCAAAGACGCCGCCGACAACCGGCTGGAGATGCTCGTCGAGGCCGACGCCAGCGGCGCGCAGGTGCTGACCATGCGGCAGCAGGTCGGCGCCCCATCGGATGTGACGATTCCCTACGATCCGGCGGCGCACCGCTGGTGGCGGATGACCGAGACGTCGGGGACGATCACCTGGGCGACGTCGCCCGACTCGTCGACGTGGACGACCAGGCGGACCGCGGCAGCCGGGATCACCACCTCGGCCGTGTCCGTGGGCCTGCTGTCCGGTTACTGGGGGGCCGCCCCCGCGAGCCCGGGGAGCGCCCAGTTCGGCGCGATCAACATCCTCACCGAGCAGGTTGTCGGAGTGCCGTCCGCTGGCACGGTCGCCGACCTGCTGTGTTTCGTCTCGTTCGACCGGGACCCGCTCGACTGCTCGCTCGCGTCCGGGAACGACGCGACGATGGAGGGCGCGAACAGCTGGGATCACGCCAACGCCAACACCGTTGACGTGATCGCCGGTGGAATCGTGCACGCCGGCACCGGTGCGACGCAGCTCACCCGCACCGGGACGACCGGGTCGTTGCAGGAGTTCTGGCAGTCGCCGGTGGGCAGCGTTACCGCGGATCGCTGGTATGGGGCGCTGCTCTACCTGCGTCCGGACAGCACCGCCCGCACCGCCCAGCTCACGATGACGTTCCAGACCGCGGCGTCCGGCACGCTCACCGCGGTCACCTCGACCGTGCCTGAGATGGTCGGGCAGTGGTGGCCGGTGATGGTCGTCGGGCTCGCCCCGATCGGCGTGTCCCGGCTCCGAGTAGACCTGACCATCGCGGGCGTCGCGGTCGACGAGGTGCACCGGTACGACACGTTCACCTGCGACTACCTCGGCACGCTCCTCGGCCCGGGCAGGGTTCGGGACCACTCGTGGAAACGCGGGAGGAACGATGAGCTCGGCCAGGTGCAGGCGTCGACCTGCTCGGTGACGCTCAAGAACCAGGACGGCTATCTCACCCCGGACGGCACGACCGCGCCCAGCCCCTACCTGGGCAACGTTGACTCGGGGCGGCGGCTGGTGATCCTCCGCCGGGTGAACGGGGTCATCTACCCGGAGTGGGCAGGGACCACCGAGACGTGGCAGCAGACGATCCACCCGTCAGGCCGCTGGTCGGAGGTGCAGGTCCAGGCAACCGACGCGTTCGGCTGGTTCGGCAGGCCGCTACTACCCCCGCTCCCCGCCGAGATCATGCGCGACGCGCCGGACACCTACTTCCGCCTGGCGGAGGAGAAGGGGTCGACACGAGCGGGCAGCATCGCCGGGGACGGTGGTGTCCTCACCCTCGCCACGTCCAAGTACGGCAGCCTCGGGACCGACTTCGGCGGGGACAACGCGGCCATCGTCCTGGATACCGGGAAGACAGCCGACGACGGGCAGACCTGGCTGGACCTCAACCCGTCGGCGATCATCAACGGGGCCGGGAACGTCCTCGACCTGTCCGCCGTCCCGGCCGCGAACCCCTACGTCACCACAGGCGGGTTCAACGGCTGGACAATGGAGATCTGGGCGCAGCTTCCCGCGAACCCACCACCCGAGACGCGGGTCCTTTTCCGGACGGCACGGTACGGCGGCGGCTACGAATACCATTCGGGTATTCAGGTCCAGCATGATGTCGATAGCGGCATCACCGTCCACAGCCCGACGGCCACCCTACTCACCAGCCAGTACGGGTGGCTCGGGACCACCGTCCCCATCGTCCTCGCCTGGAGCCCGACCGGCGGCGCCTGGGGAACACTCGCAATGCGAATCGCGGGCGACGCCGACGTCCAATCGGTGTCACTGTCTACCAGCCCTTACACGAACGGTATCCCCGACCGCATCTGGGTCGGCGGCTACTACCAGTCCGGTATCCGAAACCTTCAATACGCATGGCGGACCAGGATCGCGCACATCGCGTTTTGGAAGCGGGCGCTGACCGGCAGCAGGGTGCTGGCTCATTCGGTGGTAGGGAGGTCCGGGAACTTCTCCGGCGAGTCGGACGGGAACAGGATCGGAGGAATCTCCGACCTGGTCGGCTGGCCGACCGCATGGACCCGAGTCGATGTCGGCCTGTCGGAGATGATGAACCGGTCATGGTCGCAGACCACGGCCCTCTCCCAAATCCAGGAGATCGCCAAGCAGGCCAGCGCCGTTGTCTACATCGACGGCGCGGGGAAGCTGACGATGCGGAACCGGCATTTCCGAGTGAACGCGCCGGTGAAGGCGACGTTCCGCACGGCGGACGGCACGCCGATCACCGCCCGTGATTTCCAGCCGAAGAAAGACAGCCAGTTCATCGAGAACAGCATCCGGGTGACGCGGACGAAAGGCGCGACCACCGTCGCCTCCGACGCGGTGTCGGTCCGCCGCTACGGCCTCAGCCCCGCCGATGACCTCGAAGTCGCCGTCACCTCGAACGAGGAGGCGGTGGCGCTCGGCCAGTGGAGGGTCGCGACCCGCAAGGACAACAAGGCCCGCGTCGCCAGCCTGGTGCTCCAGCCGGGGGCGCGGCCGGCGCTGTGGCCGATCGTCCTCACCCTCGAAGTCGGCGACCGGGTCAGCGTCCAGGGCCTGCCGGGTCTCGCCCCGTGGCAGTCCCTCGACGCGTTCGTCGAGAGCATCGAGAGCCGGGCGGACGGCGGGCCGCGGAACACCTCGTACACGCTCGGCCTGTCGCCATGGTCCGCGGCGCTCCACAAGATGGGCCAGCTCGACACCGGCACGGACCTGTCCCTTCTCGGCGCGGCGGATTGCCAGCTCGGGTGGTACTAGATGGCTCTCATCCCCTCGGCCGTCACATGGCCGGACACGTTCCTGACATCGGTCCAGTTCAACAAGTACGCATCGTTCCTGACGTTCCTGGCATACCGGAACGGCGGATTCTGCGAGCTCTCGCAGACCCAGACGCAGGATATTCCAGAAAACACCGACTATCCGATTGTCTTCCAAAACGAGGAGGTTGACCGCGACGGCGGGCATTCCGACCTCGATAACCTCTCGCGTTACAACGTCAAGACCTCCGGCGTCTACCTGCTGTCGGGCCAGGTAGCGTTCGCCGCCAACGCGACCGGGTTCCGCGCCGCCAAGCTGATGAAAAACGGCGGCGGCGGCTCCCCCGAGACCCTGGCGACCACGCTGCGGCCAGCGCAGGCAGGAGGCATCGAGGCGTTCATCCCCGTTGGCTCATGGATCGGCCGTCTCAACGCCGGTGACTATGTCGAACTCCGCGCCCGCCAGAACTCCGGCACCACATTGAAAACGTCGATCGCGGACGCAGGGTGCGGTATGAGCATCATGTTCCTGGGGGCCTGATGGCTACTGTGCCGCCTATTCGCACGTGGACGAACGAGCTGCTGACCTCCGCGAAGATGAACGAGATCAGCGACATGCTCAACTTCCTCAAATTCAACTCCGGTGGAATCTGCCATGTCCGGCAGACCGCACAGCAGGGCATCGCCACCACGACAGACGTCCCGATCACTTTCGGGACGGCCGAGGCGAACGTCGACAGCATGTGGTCGGCGCTCACCCCAACCCGAGTGACAGCGAACACGTCCGGCTGGTATGCCGTCAGTGGTGTCGTCACCTTCACTGCGAACGCGACCGGATCCCGGTTCGGTAAGTACAAGCGGAACGGCACTACGCTGCGGGCCGCGTCGCTCGGCGCCCCGACCGGAGGTGTCGAGGCGTTCCTCGACATGGGTCTGCGGGTCGTGTTCCTGAACGCCACGGAGTACGTGGAGCTGACCGCCTGGCAGAACTCCGGCGGCACGATCAACACATCGGTCGCCGACGGCGCGAGCCAGCTCTCGGTCTACCGCATCGCCTCCTGATCGCCCCTCACCCCCTCCCTGGAGGCGTCATGGTCACCTGGCCGGAGTACTGCGCGCGGGCGGGCCAGCAGCTCGCCGACTGGATGACCTCCCATCCCTGGACCCCGCCGGCCGACCCGGATCCGGATCCGCCCGTGCCGGTGCCGACCGCGACGGTACGGATCAACTGCGGCGGGCCGGCCGTCACCGTCGGCGGGATCGCATGGGAGGCGGACCGGGCGTTCACCGGCGGCACCGCGAGCGCGCAGGGCGCCGGCCACTACGGTGCCGACACGGTCATGGAGACCGAGCGGTGGGGGACGTTCTCCTACCAGTTGGCTGGCTTGCCGGTCGGGCCTGCGACCGTGCGGCTGCACCTCGCCGACTCGTACGCGGCCGATACCCAGCCGGGCCAGCGGGTGTTCACCGTGACGGCGAACGGCGCGCGGCTGGCCGAGGTGGACCCGATCCGGCTCGCCGGCGGGCCGTACCGGGCGACGGTGCAGGAGCTGGAGACCGAGGTGGACGCCTCCGGCCGGCTCACCGTCGCCCTGACCACGTCCGTCAACGCGGCGTGCCTCCAGGGGCTGGAAGTGCTCTGCTACGGCACCGGCACGCCGACCGACCCGGGACCGGGCACCGGCGGCGGAGGGACGGGCACGAAGGCGCGCTGGCTGTCCGGGGGGAACCCGAACAACAACAGCCAGGCGACAGGCCTCCAGTTCGGGGCATGGCGCGGGAAGCCGATCACGGCGGCGCTGCACTACCCCGACCGCGACGACGACTGGGGCCCCCTGATCTCCGCGCCGACCTACTGGACCGACAAGACGATCACGCTGATCGTGCAGATCCCCCCGTTCCCCAAGGGCAGCTACACCTACGCCGCCGCGGCGAATGGCGTCTACGAGGACCGGTGGCGGCAGCTCGCGCAGAACTGGAAGGCACGCACCGACGCCGGGTTTCCCGCGCCTGTGTTCTCGATGGGCTGGGAAGCCAACCACAGCCAGATGCACTACTGGGGTGGACCGAAGGGTTCCGGCGAGAACTCCTGGCAGCACTTCCAGAGCTACGAGGAGTACATCAAGACGTGGCAGCGGTTCTCCACCGTCGTCCGGGCCGTCGACCGGCGGGCCCGGCTGATCCAGACCTGGAACGGCCACGATAGCCCCGGCTTCAGCGCGGGCGCGTTCCCGGCGAACGACCCGCGGAACATCTACGTGGGGAAGGCCTACCTCGACGGCATCGGCGTCGACTACTACGACCACTACCCGCCCAGCTTCGGCGGCACGAGCACGAGCCCGAACCGGAAGGACTTCGCGGCCGAGGCCGCCGAGGTCAACGGGGTGCGCTGGTACGCGGACTTCGCCTGGTCCGAGGGCCTGGAGTTCTGGGTGCCGGAGTGGGCGTGCAACAGCTCGAACCTGACCGTCGGCGGTGGTGACAACCCCACGTTCGTCACGAACATGGTCGGCGAGTTCGCGCGGGTACGGGCGCGTGGCCAGTCGGGCGGGGAGTGCTACTACGACGACGACGCCCAGCGCATGTCGATCCTCGGGAACACGGCCACGCCGGCTAACCCCAGGGCGGCGCAGGCGTACCTCGCCGCCTACCGCGCCAGTGCCTGACCGCCGTGGCATCCATGATCGGGGCGGCTGATGCTGGCGATCTGGGCCGCCGCGGAGACCAGTGGCGCCGACCCGATCGGGACCCTCGCAGCCCAGGGGGCTTTCGGGCTGGTGGCGGCGCTGGCGATCCTCGGCGCCTACTGGGTGATCCGCCGCATCGAAGCGGGGCACCTGCGGGAGCTGGACGGCCGGGACGCGGAGATCGAGAGGCTGACGGGCGAAGTCCGGGCGCTGCGGGAGGCGCTCGAGGAGGCGCACACCTACACCCGGGATCGGACCGTGCCGGCGCTCACGGACACAGGGCAGGCGCTCGTGAGATCCAGCGAGATCAACCGCGAGTACCTGCAAGCCCTGTCGCGGCGGGGGCGGGGGTGAGCCGGCCGGCCAGCCGGCGGCCCGCGGCGACGTTGTCGCCGGTGTCGGTGGAGCTCATCGCCCGCATCCATGACGTCCTCGGCCAGGCGGATCAGGCGGCCCGGCTGTTCACCGCGCGGCTGCGCGCCCACGACGTCGTCATCGATCAGCTCGCGGCCTACATCAACGACGACGATTCGAGGGGGCACCGTGGCTGACATCGTGCCGGACGAGCTCCCCGCCGACGGGCCCGCGGAGGTCCGCCGGCTCCGTGAGGCCGTGGAGCGGCTGACCGCCGACCGGGGAGCTATCCAGCGGAGCACGGACGGCATCACCGCCGGGTTGGATCAGGTGCGCGCCGAGCTCGCCGAGGTCAACCGGCGGACCGAGCATGCCGAGACCCGCGTCGAGGAAGTCGACGCCTCTGCGCAGACGCGGATCCTCGACGAGGCGGCGGCGCTGCGCACGCAGATCCGTACCCGGGTCATCGTCGCCGTCGTCGCGCTGCTCGTCGTCGCTGCCGTGGTGCTGGCCGCCTGGGTGCAGCAGCGACGCGAGGCCGGGCGATTCGCCAGGGTGCATCAGGGGCTGATCGAGGCGTGCGCTAAGAGCCAGGCGAGCAACGCCGCGCTGCGCACGAAGAACACGAAGTTGCGCAACGACACGCACGCGCTCGTGCTCGCGGCCGAAGACGTCGACGCGCCGGGCCCGGTGCTCTCTCCGATCGTGGCCTACCTGCGCGCCGAGGAGGTCGCCTACAACGAGTATCTGTTGGCGATCCCCGCGCCGGTGGACTGCCGGGCCCGGTACGGGGACCGCTGATGGGCGCACCTGTGCTCTACCCGCCGGCCCGCTACCGCCCGGTCCGCAACCGCTCCGGCGTGATGGTCCAGCCGACCCGGGGTCTGATCGCCCACGTCCAGGTCGGCAACGGCTCCCTGTTCGGCTGGTTCGACAACCCGCAATCGCAGGTCAGCGCGCATCTGTGGTTGTCCCGGGCGGGCGAGTTCGAGCAGTACGTCCCCTTCGACCAGCGCGCCTGGGCCCAAGCCGCGGGCAACCCGTACTGGATCTCCTGCGAGTGCGAGGGACGCCCGGACGAGGACTACACCGCCGCGCAGATCCGCGGTCTCGGCCAGCTGTTCGCCTGGGGCATCCAACAGTTCGGCTGGAAGGCGGAGATCACCGACTCGCCGGACGGCTACGGCCTCGGAACCCACCGAATGGGTGGCGCCGCGTGGGGCGGCCACGAGTGTCCCGGGCCGATCCGCGCCGGCCGCCGAGGGGACATCCTCGCCGCCGCCCTCGACCTGCTGCACCCCACTCCACCCGCACCGGCCGTCCCGGAGGACGACATGCCCAGCCCGAGCCAGTGGACCGCCGAGGACTGGAAGGCGTGGGAGACGCACGGCGCCCTCGCGTTCGCGAACCTGCTCACCGCGCAGATGCGCCAGCTCGTCACAACGGACCCGGACAGCGGCCAGCAGGTACGGATGGCCGACGTGCACCTCGGCAGCCTCGGCGAGGCGCTGGGTCTGCTCGTGCTGCGGTCGTCGTTCGCGATGCGCCGCGACGGCGCGTTCCACGACGAGCTCGTCCGCATCGGCGACCACCTCGGCGGAGACGGGCCGCTCGTGCAGTGGACAACGAAGCTCGCCGGCGACGTGGCGGCGGTCCGCCAGCAGCTCGGCCCCGCCACGCCGGCCGCGCCGCTCACCCTCGACGACCTGTCCGCGGCGCTCAACCGCCTGGACGCGCTCGACACGGCCCGGCTGATGCAGGCCGCCGGCGCCCACCTCGCCTCGCTCGTCACCCCGACTCCGTCCGGAGGCTCCTGATGCCCTACCTCGAGACCGCGCCGGCCACGGCGTCGCTTCCCCTGCCTGCCCGTGAGCCTGCCGCGCTCGCCGGGGGCGCGCAGGCCGTCATCGCCGCGGCGGTGTCCCTGGCCGCTCTGTGGTGGCCGGACACGCTCACAGCCGGTGTGCAGGCGACGATCCTCGCCGTCGCTGCGGCGGTGCTCGCGCTGGTCACAGGCTGGCGGACCGCGCCGGCCCGCCTCGCGCTGGTCTACGGGCTGATCCAGGCGCTGGTGCCCGCGTTCGTCCTACTCGGGCTGGACCTACCGCCGGGTGCGGACGCGGCGATCCTCGCGCTGGCCGCCGCGACGCTCGGCATCGGGCATCGGGGCGAGGTCAGCCCCCGGGCCGCGCTGCCCACCGAGTCGATCCGGAGCCTGCCGTGAGCTGGCTCCGGCTCCCGTGGCCGTCCCGCCGGACGGTTGCATCCCTCGAACGAAAGGTCGCCACCATGGCCACCAACCAGGAGAAGCTGGACGCCGCCGTCACCGCCATCGGTGAGGACATCACGGCGATCGCGGCCGAGATCGAGACGTTGAAGGCGCAGGTCGCCGCAGGCGAGCCGCTCGACTTCTCGCGCGTCGACGAGCTGGTCGCGCGGGTCGACGCGGTCGCGAACCCGCCCGCCCCGGAGCCCGAGCCGACGCCGGCCCCGGACGAGCCCACCGTCTGACCCCAGACGCCAGCGCGCCCCCGGCCGCCCACGAGAGTGGGTGGCCGGGGGCGCTTTCGGCATGCCCAGGATCAGGACGTGCGGCTGATCCGTACAGCCCGGTCAGATCGGGCCTTGGCGGCGCTCCTCCTGCGACGACGGATCCTCCGGTGCCTCGAGCGTCTCGGCGGTCTCGGCCGACCGGGCCGCCTCCGGCCCCTCGCCCGGTGCCCACACGGTCCGGTCCACCAGCCCGTGCGGGCACCGGCCGCTGCCGTCCTTCGACGATGCTCGGGTGCCGCGGATCCCGGCGAGTGCTGCGCCGCGGGCACGGCGGCATTTCCGGCAGGCCGTCACGCTGATCATCGGCACGATGCGGTCCGCCGCGGCGACCGCATCGGGGTCCTGGTCCTGCGCCTCAGCGGTCACTTCTTCTTCACCCGCCCGCTGCCGCCGCAGGCGGTGCACTTCGTGACGGCGTTGCCGGAGAATCGGCCGTCCTCGTCGACCTCCTGGCGGCCGGATTCGACCTCGCCCTTCCCCTCGCAGGCCGAGCAGTCGCCCCACTCCACCGGCTTGTCTCCGGTGTTGCCACCGGCCTTCTTCTTGTCCTTGTCGCTGTCGTCGCGGGCGACAGGCTCCCTGCCGCCGCGCTTGGTGCCGCCGCGACCGGAGGATGCGCCGCCGTCCGTGTTCCCCCGCTTGTTCCAGACCATCCGCGTTCTCCGTCCCGCCGTCTCTGCCGGTACGACGGGGAGAGTAGCCCGGAATACGCGGGCGGGAAGCAAGCGTGCCGGATGGGTAACCATCCCGCCTGGGTCAGACTGCGGCGACCCGGCGGCTCAACTCCGCCACCAGGCTCTCCCGCTGCCACGGGACCATCTCGGCCGCCAGGCGGCGCGCGCGGTCGTGCAC